CATCATTGGTAATGATGAGGCCGGGAGTTCAATTCTCCCTCGCGGCACCAGCTCTCCAACAATATTTGCAACAGGTTCCGCCATTTCACAGGCCCCTTGCGGCTGTGGACTATGTGCAGGATCGTGCAGAACAGTTCAGAAACGTTCAAACAGAAACGGGCAATATCTGGGCGTTTTGTTCACTAAAGGTGCTCGCTGCGCACGGGCACTCCTGTCGCCTACCGTCCAGCTGAATGGTGAGGTGCCGGCGGCTTGCCCTGCCATTTGGGCATCCGTTCCGCGCAATGACGCGCGATCGCCGACCTGCCCTCATCGGCTTCCAGCGGGTTCTTTGATCTGGCCTGATCGAAATACCGTTTCGGGCAGGTGGCCAGCGCCACCGAAAGGTCGTGTGCAAAGTCGGTCATGCGGCTGAATCGCTCGTCCTGATTACAGGTTGCGAAAAATCACTAGGATTTGGCCTCTTGCCACAGCGCCCGATAGACCGCTGCCTGAACCGCATAGCTGACATCTCGGTGCCCCTTCTCCCATGAGCTGACTTCACTCGGCGCATATGGACGTTCCTGACCGAGCTGCTCGGCCAGCCAGGCACCGAACTCCGCCTGCTTCATCTCTTTAGCCTTCCGGAAGGCGCGAAGTTCGTCACCAGTCATCATGGAAACACACTATTAATGTTTAGCGTGGCGCGCAAGTCTTTGTTTTCTTTACTCTCTGATCCCGGCAAAAGAAAATTTATCATAACGCTAAAGTTTTCTCTTGTATTTTATTTAGCATGGCGCTATATTTTAACCATCGGAAGAGGAGATGACGATGACCGATAGCAAGACCGCCGAGCACCAGCCGGATCACGAACACGAAAAAGAGGCCCCCAAGTATTTCGGCCGCAAGTGTTTCCGGACCAGCTAGCCAGACCGGCACCGACCAAAGCGCCCCGACCAGCCCCAAGCTGGCGGGGTTTTGGGGTGAGGGCCTACCCCCTCAGCTGTTTGACAATGATGAAGACACCCGGAGCCGGAGAGAGCGACACACGCTTTGTCCCGCCCCGGTGGGGCGCTGGCGGATCGGACCCGCCAGACACCGCGCCGCAAGGCGCTGCTTACGGAGAAGCACCATGTCACAATCTAAAAACTCCTCACGCTTTCTACAAGACTTCGAGGGCCGCAAGGTCACGGCAATCGCCATCATCGTTGCGGCCTTCGGGTCCGCCACTCTTAACGTCTACGGCGCATCACAGATGTTCCCGGCACTGCTCACCAGCATCGTGTTCGGGACAGTGATCGCATCAGGCGAGGTCATCGCAGCTCTGTCGCTTCGGCACATCGTTGCGGATTATGAGAACAACCGTTTCTGGAAGGCTCGCCTTTCCAGCATCATCCTGGCGCTTGCCATCACGGGATGCGTTCTCAGCGGTCACAAGGCTTTCAGCACATTGTTCCTTGAGGCCGACGCCAACCACAAAGCCCTTCAGGCTCGCGCTGAAGCGGCCCAAGGTGTCGCTGACGAGTACAAGGCGATCTACATTGCCGACGACTCCGAAATGAACCTCGCACGTTATGAGAGCCGTCAGAAGACAGCAGACGCCAAGGAGCTGGAAGCCTTGAAGTCTGCCCCGCCTCCTGAAGGCATCATCTACATCCTGCTCGCGCTGTTCGAGCTGGTGAAGATCGGCGGGCTCTATGCGCTGGCCACCCCTTCCACGAAGGGTCTGACCAAGCCACAACGCCGCGCTCAGAAGCGGCAGCAGAAGTTACGGGACAAGAAAGCCATCGCAGAATTCGAGCGCAAGCTCGCAGATCTGGACGAGGCCGACGACAACGTCATCCCGATGCGTGCTTAAGCGTGAACTTGCCCCCGTTGCCATCTGGCGCGGGGGCTTTTTTTTGCACTTTCTGCAAATAACCCCGAATTCAGACACAAAAAAACGCCCCAGCCCTCCGGCCGGGGCGATCCAATTAGGTGTGGAACGATTTTCGTTTAACGTCGATTTTCCATCAAATCATGAAGTTGCGCCCGGCCATCACTTCCCGCCCCAATTCTTAACATGGGGCACCATCGCCCTAGAATGGCCGTCAGCGCGCGTTTTGAATTCTGCTGCTCCTGCACCCAAAAGCGAAAATAACCCGCCAGCGGTCAAACTGGCGCGATTTTCACCCATTCTGCTTTCGCTCACGCTCGCACTGCACCCAAAGAACCACAAATCGCCACGATACATAGGCCGCATGCGGGATAATCACCGCGCCGGACAGTCGGGATACAAGCACCCCGAAATCATTCTGCGCCTGGCTGATGGTGTGTGGGGCATGGCCCGTCATGTCGAGGAAGATTCCGCTGGCTGACAGCGAGGCACCGAAAATGATGCCGATCCATCCCATGCAAATCAGGAACCTCAGCAGGTTTTGCCATCCCCTGTGATCAGCTTTCACCCAAGGCAGGCTTGGCGTCATCACCGGCTGCTCCGCCGTGGCCACGAGGACAAAGAAGGCGAACATCACCTGAACCAAACAGGCGATAATGAGGATGGGTGTTTCGTGCGCGTTGATCAGGTCAGCTATGGTCATCGTCTTTGTCCTTAGTGATTAAACGCAGGACAGCGAGAAACGCTTCCAACAATCCTTCCCGCATGGTGCCACTCAGCAGCAACGCTACCAGTCCATACCCCATCAGTCCGCCGAGATAGGTGCCACCAATCCGATCAACGCCGGGAAAGATGCCGGCGAATGACGTGCCCATGAACAGCCCGAAGCTGACACCGATTAGAAAGAACACGAATGACCGGGTGACCCGGCGCACGATCGTGCCAACCTCCTTTTCCGCGCTGTTGAAAGCATTGAACGCAATCGCTGTTGCAGATCCTGCACAGGCTGCGGCGAATATAAGGCTATTGAATTCTGAACCGCCAATGGCTCCCACAGCCGCACTGCCGGCCCCGGCGACCATCCCCAGAATGACCTCGCCGGAATGCGCTACAAACTTGTAAGGTGCCATAGGTCACCCCCTGCGTTTGGTGAGATAGAGCGCGGCCAGACGGCCAAGCCCCCAAGCTATCCGCCCGGCCGCGCTCCTACGTCAGATTACTATCCAGCCGCACAGGCTTGCAGCCGGTCAGCGTCCGCCTGAACCGAAGCCCAGGTGTCATCAAACGCTGTCAGCGAGTAATCGACGTATTCGGTATCAAAGCCATCCACGGAGGTGGCATCGCCGCGGCTGACAAAGCTGGTGGCAACCACGCCAGCCAGAAAAGCCTTCTTGCCGATCTCGCCCCCGACAGCGAGGCCAACTTCCTTCAACACTGATGGGACGGCTGAGGACGCCTGCTGGACAGATCCGCGATAGCAAGTCCCGCCGGCGGCTGGATCCGTGATCAGCTTGCCATCAACGACGATGCAGGGGCGTGCACTGGATGCATACGCACCAATCGCAGTGCGGATCGGGTCCGCATATCTGGCAATCAGGTCAGTCGTGCCGGAATCCAGCAAGCCAGCCTCGCAGGCATCAGCCAGCTCGGAAACAACCGGCTCAATGTCTGCCTGCATCATCAATGCGGCCGCTCGCGGTGTCGCCTCGCGTTCCTGAACAGCGGTCAGGCCGGCAAAACTGGCACAGGCCGTAATCAGGCCGAGAGAGCAAATGGCCGCTAGGCCGATCATTACACGTTTCACATGGGTCATGGGTTCAGTCCTTTCATTGACTGTCAGTGGGCGCCGTAACGCCACACGGCATGACCGGCCATCACGAGGCCGAACCACACCGCAAGGATTGTGAGGGGGAAAACAAACAGGGCCACGATGACAGCGGCCCTGCGGAGGGGCTTCATTACGCGCCGCCTCGGTGGGTTTGGCGGGACATGATCACCGCCTGTGCTCGGCCCAGCGCCATTGCCGTGCCGAAACTGGTTACCTTCAGCAGGCGCTTCATCCAGCCTCCGCCGAAGGTCTTGAACGTGGACAGGCTGATGTAGAACCACAGCCGGGTGTTCCCGATCTCATCAATCAGATCGAAAACGTTGGCATAGCCAGCCGCGCTGATCGTCTTTGGACCGATGACCCCATCAACCTGGACCTTGATCCGGCCTAGCTTGTTGATGCCCTTCTGCAGCATCTTCACACCCCGTTTGGGGCCGCTGTTCACGCCAATATCCCAGACAACGAAGTCAAGCCCGCCTGGCAGGTCATCCCCGCCCACCGGCAGCCAGTAATTCTCGTGATAGAACTGCTGACACTCAGCCAGCGGAATGTTCCGCATCTGCTGTTCGGTGATTGAGGAAACCGGCACACGCTTCCACGCGGCATAAGCCTTGCGGGTGATCCCCCGGAAGGTCATCCCACCGGGATCGTCCGGGTGGTTCACATAGCCGCCCTCATGCGCCATTGTTTCAGCAAAGGCCATCAGGAAGTTCTCAGAGTACACAGCAATCATGGCAGCGGCACTCCTTTCGAAACGAGGTAGCCCTTGGCCGCCGCTTTCGCGGCCATGAACACGGCCTTGCGGACGCTCGGCATGTCTTCCTTGAACACCATGTCCCGGCCTGACACGGCCTCGACCAGCGGGGCATTATCCGGATCAATGCAGGTGATGCGATTTGGGAAGGCGAGCCGCGCAAACTCGACGCCAGCGAAGGCAACCGTGCGGTGAATCCAGCGCACGCCCAGATCCTGCATCGCCGCCATGTAAAGCCGATTGGCTTCCTCGATCGACACAAGCCCGCTTTCCAGCGCCCAGTCATGGATGGCCGCCGGCCCCCACCATTGCGGGTGGCGCGGTTGCCACGGACGCAAGAGGCGTGGGAGGGAGTGCACGTCGAACACGAACCCGGCTGGCACTTCGAAACCCCGGAACCATAGTTTCCGCTTGATTTCGTATTCCGGCCGTCCCTGACGGGTCGCGCCGGTCTTGCGTACATCCTCCCAGGAAAGCACAAGTCCGGCGCGCACCTCAGCGGATACGGGCCGGACCTGCGTTGCTTGGAACAGCATGGCTAGTCCGCGCTTTCCTGTGCAACCGGGTAATCGCTATCGGTTGCCGACGGTTCCGGCTTGGCCGGTTCCGCCGCCCTGATGTCTGCCAGCACACTGGTCAGCCCGTGTTCGGTCAGGAAATCAGACGCCTGCGTTTCCAGTGCGGCCAGCTTTTCCTCAATCAGCTGGTCCGTTTCATCGATCCGGTTCAGCGCTTCGGTCATGATTTCTTCGATGCGCGAGCGCGCTTGTGCACGCACATCGCGGGCGGTGACGCGCGCTTCGGCAATCGACTTGATGATCGCCTGGTATTGTTCGCTGTTCCGCAGGCGCTGGGCCATCAGGGGCAGCATGCCTTGGAAGGCCATTTCAACAGCGATTTCCTTACTGGATTTGTCTGACATTGGGGGTCTCCTTTGCTTGTCAGGCACAAAAAAAGCCACGCAAAGCGCGTGGCTGTTTGGGCGATGGTTACGCTACTCAGGACTCCTCAGTCTGAGGGGCATCAGGTTTGTCGTTGCAACTTCAGGACAATGGGCTATCGTCCGGCTCAAATAGCGCGAAGGGGATAGACTATGGCTACGACACCAGCGGGGCGTTCCCGCTTACTCAAACTGGCTGGGTGGGGACTTTTCTGGGCTGTGTGGCTGATGGTGATCTACCAAGTAACCCAGCACGGCTTCTAGACCGTCTCCGGCGGATCAATCAAATCAGAAACCTGACCGTACAGGAGAGGACTCGGATAAACCGCGTTCACCCGCGATTTGATCATCGTCACTTCCTCAGCCGTCAAATGACTCGTGCCGTCTTTGGATATTTTCTGGGCTAGACGGTACAGCTTCATTTTCTTTTCCCCGCTGGCGCCCTGATCCTCCGGTATCCCTGCAGTGGCTGCCGTTAGGAGGACGTCACCCAGCGTTATTCTTGGCTCCAAAGGTTGTCCGGCGAGGTCCACCAGTACTTTATCAAGATTAACTTCCATTTCGGTCTCCTATGAAAGCGCAACGGTTCCGCTACGCACTGTTGAATCGCTACCCTTCGCCTTCACGGTAAGGGTTGTATTGTTGGTCAGCTCAAAGACGACTTCACCATCGTTGCCTGGCGTCACTGATGAGCCAGGCGCGAAGCATATCCGGCCGCCCACGTGGAGTGTGTGCCCTGGCAGGCCGTTGTAACCTACGCCGACGTTTCCGCCGTACAGCCTCAGGTTCCTGTTGTAGCCGCCCGCGCCATCGCTCAATTCGATATCGAATATGGCTCCCGACGCTTCCTGACGAAAGAAGGTGTTCCCGGTTCCATCGCCACCGATAGTGTAATGCGCCAGACGCGACCCGCCTCCATCGCGGCGGAAAGCTTCAATCAGCTGAGGCCCAGAGACTGTCTCTTCAATGGAGCCGATCTCTAGCGCGGTATCAGCACTTCCATCAGTGAACGCGATAGCTTGCGTCCAGCGCTTCTTCGGAGTCGTTCCGACGCCGAGAGGGTTGATGCGAATGGCTTGCGCAGTGGTTGCTGGCGTCACAGTGCCCCCGCCGGCAATGTAGATACCAAATACCGTCGATGACGCGTTGGATTGATTGACGTCGATCTCAATTCCAAACACGCCCGCTGCAGCGTAGCCTCGATCGTTCGCAACGAAGTTGGCGCCGAAAACGTTCACGCCATCCGCGCGCGCGTCCGCCTCTCCAAACACGCCGACCGCGCCGGTGGTCGTACTCTCTGTTTTTGCGTGGCCAGCAAGTCCAGCGCCGTGAGCGACGATGTTTGCAGTTGACGGCACGTAGACCGCGCCTGAGATGGCGTGCGGGAGGCCGATATTGCCAAAGGACCGAGCGCCGAATGGCCCCACCTCCACTGACAACGCCTCGTAGTTCTGGGTAGCCGAACCTGTCCAAGAGAAGCCGTCAGGGTTGTAGTTGTATCTGAGCAGTGCTCCGTTATTCGTCAAAGATCCTGCCCCGGACGAAGAGATATCTGCTCCAGGTTCAAACCTCAGCATCTGGCCGAAGTCGAGACTGATTGCCGTGTCGGTGTTCGACACGCTTTGGTTGATGTCCGCTATACCGGTCACGCCGATGAGCGCGTCAACGCCCGAGCCAGACAACGGGAAGTCTGACGCCTTTGGTGGACCGAAGAACTTCAGAAGCCAGCGCCCGGAGCCGGAGTCCGGAGCCAGTACGGTTCCGCCATTTGCGCCTGCAGCAGAAGCGGCGTCAAAGGTCCACATGGATCCCGTCGACTTCACATACACGTTCAGCCCGTCGAAACGATCTTCCGGAGCAATCGCCGTCAAGCTCGCATAGTCATCCTTTTGCTGAGTGACTTCGTTGCCAAACATGTTCTGCGCATCAAGGATCACCTGCCCAATGGTTTTCAGGACGGTTCCCGCAGGCGTCGTAACTGTACCCGTGGGCTGGTTGACCCAGTCTTCACGTGCTTGCTCGTTGAGCGCGCCACGCGCGATCTTTTGGGTTGGCGACAGTCCGCTGAGATCAGCCATCGAATGCTCCTATTTATCTTCTTGGCGCGAGCTAGGCGCCCCAGTTGTTCACTATGTTCTCAAGAGCCTGCCAGTAAGGATTCGGATCTCCAGCCAGCGCATCGAAGTACTCGATATAATCATCGGACGGACCATCAGGAAGCGCCTCAACGAATACGTCGAAGGTATAAAGTCCTAACCGACCGGTGGTGGCCTTTTGCTTGAGGTTTCCCAAGAACCGGGCGGAAACCGTTGGTCTGGCGTTCTCAGGCTCGCCTGGCACCGCCAGTACCATGTCGAAGCTTGAGCCCTGAAGTGACCTTAGAAATGCTATGAGCCGCGAGGCCTCTACAGTGGTGAGGAGCAACTCGACAGACCGGTTGAAAGGCTGGTTCGCGAATGTCTGTCGTTGCCTGATGACGCCGTTTTGCATGGCGCTATTCTGATAGCCAAAGTCGATGTCACCGCCTGCCGACGAGAGCGTTGGCACCGGCAGTGCGGCTGGAAAAGTAAATACGTTTGCCATCAGACTAGTCCATCAAACAGTGTCGCGTCGTAATTCACCGCCTCAAGTGCTGTGGACGTTTTCGCCGGGGTCACCTTCATGATCGTGACATCCTGCACTGTGAACTCGGATGTAAGCGCAAAGGCGCAGACAGTCGGCACCTGCGTACCATCGTACTGAAGCGCAAACGGTGGAGCGCTATCGAGTGTGATCGTATTCGTCCCGTTTCCGGTTGCTCCCAAAACGTCGCTGACGGAGCCATCTGACTTTCTCAGGATGACCGAAAGAGCGCCGGCTGGCGCTGGCTCGCTTAATGTGACTTCGTTGCCACTGACGAACCGGACAAAAGCCGCTTCAGCCCAGTTGAATTCTGGCACAACGACTGCGACGCGATCATATGGCTTGAAGTTTCGGCCATCCAGTTCCATCCGCCAGCTGAATTCGACGTTCCGCTGAGTGATCTGGCGCCAGATGTATTTTGCCATAGACAACGCTTCAGCGTCATTGGTGAGTCCAAGCGCCTTCTGTTGTTTCGGGTTGATGAGATCGTCTTCGTCTGAGGGCCAACTGGCTGTCTTGCGCTCGAACGTGGCTGGGTCGAAGTACTCAATCACCACACCGTCGTAGCCGCCGGGATCAATCCAGTTGTACTGGACCCTGACCCCACCCTCCAAAGTGTTGTGCGGCGCCACCAGCGAACTGCGCGTCTTCACCCCATCCGTGACCAGGGAGAGCGTCATCGCCTTCGGGAAGGGTTTCGCCCGTCCGAGTGCGGCAACCGTCTCCAACGCGCTCCACACCGTACCAACGCTATCGAAGACACCATTGAACCCGGATCGGGATGCCTGCGCCGATCTGAATGCGGAGAATGCCGCGCTATCCAGTTCGCCAGAAGGCCTGCCCACTTGGTCGACATAGATGTGGCTCATCACGTCCGCGAGGTTCCCACCGGCAACAGGTGTGGTGGTCCCAAGCTGATTGATGACGCGGGTGCTTTTCACAAATATGCGGCTTTGCGAAGATCCGGAGATAGCCTGAGCGCCTGTGACTTTCATCGCCATCAGCGTTACATCACCATATCGAGTGTCGCTGTTGTCGTAGTCGAGATACGCCTTCAGACCAGTCCACACAGAGCGCTGAGCATCACGCGCTTTCAACTCCTGAGAATCCGAACGCCGCAGGCTTACTTTGTAACGCCCTGAAGGCTTGGTGACCTGCCAGGTCCTGCGCTGTGGCGTGCTGGTGGCTTCGGTGATGCTGAAGACGTGGTTTGTGTGTGATCCAACATTGTTGCCCGCGTCATCGATCTCTTGCACCTTTGCTGTGAAGTTCAGGGTCAGGTTCTGGAAACTGCCATTGTCCTTCTGGATGTAGAGGCCCGCCGGGAATTCAATGTCTATCTCGATCTTCTGGGTGGTTGTGCCTGAACGATTGACGACGAATGGTCCAGCCTCTTGAGCCCCCGTCGCGTTCACCTGAAAGCTGATCACCTCATCAAACACGCTTGTCGGAAAGGTCGTGGTGATTGTGATGCTTGTCGTGGTGCTGGACGCGATCGAATAGGTTCCAGCAATGGATGCTGGCGTCGACACAATGAGAAGGTCGCCCGGAGATATTCCAGCGTTGGCGATTTCACCTTCGAACGAGATCGTATTGTCTCCGACCAGCACCACACTGCCAACCAGGCTATCGGTGATGCGTTCCAGAGACTTGAGTTCTTGCTGGTCGACCTCGCCGGATGTCGCCACATTTTCGTGAATGCCGAAATCGGCATCGATCGTTCCCAGCGCCGAACCATGATCAGCTGGCTGATATGTCTCGTACTCGATGATGCCAGACGGCAGGTCCGCGACAGGGGTGTCGCCAATGCGCACGCCGTCTACCTGATGCTTGCCTGCTCCCAGACACAGCAGGAAGTAGCGGATCTCTTCATTGCCAGCATAAACCCTATAGCTCTGCGAAGCGTACTCTGGTGTTCGCTCCCATTGGCCAAACTGTTCTGGAACCGGCGCGCCAAGCCTGGCCTGATTGGCTTGCGAGTTGACACTGTAGACACCTCCAGCACCGCTCCCATCAGCCGCCGTAGGTGCCTTCGGCGTCAGCAAAAATGTGACAGCCAGCGATATGGCAACGGACGCCACCACGATGATCGCTGCGGTGAAAGGGTCTATTCCGCCCGGGGCGAACGCCAACGTCAGATTGCGCTCTCCCACAGGTTCAAGCGCGGACTCGCCCCAGACCTCGCCACCATTTGACATGTCCACTGTTCGATGCGGCTGGCTGAACCCGCCTGGAAAACGATGCTCAAGGAAGTCGATGTACGGACCTTCCCATGCAACGACTTCGCGCGCTTCCGGATCGGTCAGGCTGTGCAGGATGGTTATCGTGCCCATAGTGCATACTCGATCTTGTGCTCTTCCAGATCCTCCGGAGCCAGCCATTGCGGACCGGTATCCTCGCGGGTGTGGAGGACGCCGCCATTGATGACGATTCCGGCGTGGCGGGCGGCGGCGAACTTCCCAAAGAACGCTACCGCGCCATTCTGGCAGTCTGTCAGCTTCCAATCTTCAGCCAGGACATGCTGGCGAAAGATGGTCAGCAATTCGCGCACATCATCAGAATGTGCGAGCGGGTCATAAGGAATTGGCCAATCCATCAGCCTGCAGGTCTCGCAGACCAGACCCCAGCAATCCCAGGCATCTGGTCCACGCGCGCCGCGCTCGTACTCCGTGGCCAGCATGGCGTTGATCACGTCATCACTGGTCATCGTCGAAGCCCCGGGAACTTGCTTGTGCGGTAGTAGATCCGCGGATACGGGCTATTCAGAACGTTCGCTCCCACTGCTCGAAGCGTGGCGCTACTCGTGTCTTGCGACGGCGAGACCGCCTGAACATCCAGCAGAAGCGTCTTCTCCGCATCCGTGCCCGGATCAAGATAGACATTGTACTCCATCTCGATCCGGTTTGATGCATCCGCAGCGGCGGCCTGAAGTTCGGCAATGAAGTCCCGGCCGGAATTGTAGATGTCGACGAGAACTTCCAGCTTGCCCGTTGTGGAGGCGCCCGGCTCACGGAACGTGAATGGATGGATCAGGAAGTTGACGCTCCCGCCCCGCACATTTGCGCTGAACGCCTCGGGGTAGTTGGTGAAGTGCCAGGTCTGAGAGAACGCCGAGTGGAAGAGGCTGAGTCCTTCCCGGGCAATTTCTCCCGCTGGTGCGGAGGCATAGTATTTCTTCAGGCGTTCTGAACTGTCGGCCATTACGCACCCGCTGCCCGGTTAAGTCCATACTTGCTTTCGATGACGCCTGAGACGGTTCCGCCGCCCTGAGCAATATCGCGAGCCACGACGCCGGCAGCGCGCTCTGGCGCATCTGCTGCGGCTTTCTCGACCTGAACCAACCTCTTGGCCTGTTCATCCATCTGAACCTGCCATCCTTCTGGAACGATCAGGCGGAGTGTGCCGGATGTCCCATTGTCATTGGCTGGTCCGCCCATGGCCTTCTGCAGGTTGGCATTCGAGGTGATCTGCCCCGACGATCCGGGCGTGAACAGTTCCGGGCCGCGCTCACCGACGAGGTAAGTGCCGCCCTGATAGACAGGCCCGCCCATTTCGCGTGCGCCGCTCAGCTGGACATTGCGCAGGCTGGCCAATGCTGTCAGCACGCTGGTCATCGCCTGCACGCTGGTGAACACCTTCTGGAAGTATGTCAGCGTCGGATCAGCCCATGCGGTCGAATAGGCCGTGAAGGCGTTCATCGTCACCTGCGCGAGGTTCAGCCCCTTGCTGATGGCGAACAGCGTCTTTGCGGCATCTGACTGGCCGTCAGTGTAGTTCTGCGCCAACTGGCCAAGCGAGTCGAAGAAGGACGAGGCCAGACCGGTGGAGTCCGCATACTGCTGCTCTCGGATGCGGGTGCGTTCCAGCGCTGCTATGCGCTCGATCTCAGCTTCCCGGTCAAGAAATTCCTGCTTGATGCGCAGCTGCTCTTCCTGGTTGCCGCGGTAGAGCTCAAGCTCCCGATCCCGGATGCTTGCTGCCTCGCCTTGCGCATCCTGACGCCACCACTCCAGCTGGTTCGCCTCGGTGGCCGGTTGCAGGGATCTGTCGAAATCCGCCCCGCGCTGAGCCGCCCGCTGGCGGTCCGAGACAGTGCGTTCCATATCCCGCATGAGCCGGTCAAAGTCGCGTTGCAGGGCGGCAATGGCACGTTCGTGCTCCTGCTCCCGGAAGTTGGCGATTTCGCGCTCAGCAGCCATTCTCGCATCGGCAGCGGCCTGATCGCGCAGCATCTCGACCTGATGGCGACTGTTGCCTTGCGCGATGGCCTCGGTAGCAGCGTCATTGATCGCCTTGATTTCCTGATCCCGGCGGTAGTTGATGAGTTCGACCTCATCACCGCGGGCTTTCACCATGGCCTCGCGCTGACGCTCTGCGAGCTTGGCCAGACGCTCCATGGTGGTGGCCTGTTTGTTCTGTTCGGAGGTCGTTGTCTTACTGTCTTCCATGACGCCTTTGAGGGCATCACGGAATTTTTCAGCAGCACCTACCGCGTCACCCCTCGTCAAAGCGTTGAGAATGTCCTTGGACTGCTCTGGAGACAGAACATTGCCGAAGCTGTTGAGGCGACGCTCGAGGCCAATCAGTTCATTTCGAGCGTAGGTGAGCGCCTCCTGTTCTTCAGGCGTGAGGCCGCGCTGGGTTGTGCCTGGGTTTGAGAGACCGCCCGTTGAGCCGTAGGCGAAGCTGACACTCGGCGCTTCCCTCAGCGCCTTTTGCTCCAACTTGTCGATGGCCGCCTCGGTGTCGCGAATCTGCTTCATCATCTCGCCGGTCTGCTTGATGAAGTTCGCGACCGTGATGTCATTCAACGCAGCGGCAACGCCGGTCAATTCGTGCTTGAACTCCCGCATGGGTGTGACGCTATTGTCTGCCTCACGGCCAATACGGGCCAAGTCCACCTTCAGGGCACTCTCAGCGGTGTCCTGCAGCGCGTCAGCGTTATCTTCGCTGAGGTTCCGCATATCCTCCAATAGTTTTTCTGTCTCTTCAGCCTCTCGATTGAGCTGCTGCAGAGCCACAGAAAAACTGCCCGCGACCACGGTGACAAACGTGAGCGGCCCGGCAAAGCGAAGCATCGTGCGGATGACGCCGCCCATCAGCTTCGTGAAGTCCTTGAACGCATTGTTCAGACCACCCGGCCCGGCATAGACCTGCGCCAGCTGGGAACCCTGCTGGATGGCGATCATGTGCACAGCCTGACCTGATGCCAGCATCATGAAGATGTCGTTGGACTGATACATCATCTGCTGCTGACGGCCGGCAACGGAACGGGCGGCAGCGGCCTGCGCATGCAGGGCGGCTGTGTTCGTCTTCACCGCTGTCGTGTTCGCGTTCATGGCCGAGGAAGCCATGCTGGCCTTGCTGCCGAGATTTCCCTCAGCCGCTGCGGCTCGGCCTGCCGACTCCGCAAGGCTTTCGGTCGCTCCCTCGGCCGCGCCAGCGGATCCCGCAAGCTTGTCGAGGTCCGCAGCCGCACCCTTGGCGTCAGAGGTAACAGCAATTCCGAGCGTGGCGATATCGGTCATTTCTTGCCTTGCTCCCGTCTGCGACGTTCATTTGAATAGGTGATCGCCTCTGCCATCTCCGACCGATAGGCGGCGTCCAGCATCGTCAGCGCTTCGATGTGGTGAGGTTTGAGGCGTGTCCGCGACAGTCGCGACCAAGCCTCGATTTCGGTGAATGTGATCGGCTGGGGCATTCCGTCCGAGTAGGACCGCGTATCGCTCAGCTGATAAAACCAGCTCAGCAGGTGATCGCCGCCTTTCGGCTTGGCCACATGCGGAACCGGCTGGCTGAATTCCCGGTGGATGGTCGCGCGCGTCTTACCGTCATAGCCCGGCGTGTGATACCGGACCCGGTTGCGAAGGTGCCTTACGAGCCCTTCGCAAACTTGGCGAAAAAACGCTTCTGCTCATTCGCCGCTTCGGTGACCTGGCGCAGGATAAAGTCCTTACCCAAAACCTTCATGACGTTGGCCTTGGTAAACTTCAGCTGCTCTCCGCCCCAGCTGGCATCCTTCTCCCATGTCCATCCCACGATGGTTGCGGCGTAAAGCTTCAGCCCGCCTTCTTCGTAGGTTTCCTTGGGGATTTCGCCATGCTTTTCACGTGCCTCTGCATAGGTAGCCTGGTTCTCTTCGATCACCTTCTGGCAAGCATCGCTGGTGAGGCTCTGCAGCTCAAGCGCGAGCCCGATCTTTTCGGACGAGCCCGGCAGCTTGAGGTGCAGAACAGAGGTGTGGGGATCAATGCCTGAGATATCCATGACCTGTCCCTTATGCGCCGGCAGCCGGCTCGACGAACACTGGCGCATATTCCTGCGCAATCGTCGTCATGTGGCGGATGAAGTCATCACCAGTGCCGTCCACAGGCGTGACCTTCTTGACCTTGCCAATGGCGTAGAAGATCGAGTTGGTGCCGCCTGCATCAGGCTTGTCATTCTTCTCGCGCTTGAACGCATAGGAGGTGTAGGTGTCGCCAGCGGCGCGCAGGGCATCCTGACCGGCATCATCATAGTCGGGCACGAACTCGACATCGACGTTCTTCATGTTCATGAAGCCCTTGGCCTTCAGCGTGTTGCCGTCTTCCAGCTGGTACTCGCTGATGTTCTCGTCGGTGCCGAATTCTCCGCAGGTGCCGACGCCGGTGATCAGAACCCAGGTCAGGGCCTCATATTCGGTCTTGGTCAGATTGCCTTCCTGCGGCGTCGCGCAAATATACAGCTTGGAAGCAATGTTTGTACGTCCGTCAGACATGGAATGTCTCCTTTACGATGAGCTGACAGTTGATGAGGAGGTGTACCGGACTTGCACCGGCACGACTGTTTCGGTCTCGTCGTTGAACGGGGCCGTGGGGTATGGCGGCTCGGTGATGTGGATGAACCGCCCATCTGAGCCAAATATTTGAGCGCCCTGCCGGAAATGCTGGCAGAGCTGGTCGACCAGACCGGACGGATATCCGCCGCCTCTCTTGGTCACGACATCGACCTGGAGGATGCCCCGGTGCGGCTTGCGTGTGCCGTCCTCGGTCATCATTCCGGGCCGGGTCGGGATGACATTCACCCGAAGATATGGGTAAGTGTCCGGGTCGAAGCTTTTATTTGGCCACGCAATCTCTGTGGCCGGTGTCGTAGTCAGGGCCGTGAGATGACCGAACAAAGCCGCTCTCACCGATTCCTCGTGATCGGTTGCCATGGCTGACCCTCTGGATAGTGCTGAAACCCTGCGGCGCCTGAGGGCCGCGCATGATGTTCTCGGAGTGGAACGGGGCGCATCGACATCAGCCGACACGGCATTGCAGACAGCGCGGATGACGCTGGCCTATATGATCCTTGGCTTCGAAATGACGGAAGACGGCCAGACCGCTAACGGTCCATCTTCTTCACACGTTCCGCAGCGCGATTGACGTATCCCTGCCAGTCGGCCGTGTATGTCCGCACAAACGCATCAGGCGCCTGCCCTCTGGCACCATACTCCCTGTGGCGCGCATAATTGGCAGTGAACGTCAAATAGAGCGTCTGCCCCATGGTCATCCGGTTTATCGTCAGGCCAATGGCGGCGCTATCGAAGGCGAAATATTCCCCGTCCGGCTTTTCGATTGCGGTCAGGATCGGAACGTCCAATGTTGCGCGAAAGGACGCCCGCAGAAATCCGGTATCCACCCGCATGCGGCCGCCCTCATAGATCGGCTTCGTCACATCCTCCGATAGATCCTGTGCTGCGTATTTCAGCACTAGATCAGCGCGCTCCAGCGCCTTGTCGTTGAAATCGAGAACGGCATCAACGAACTTGCCCATCACTCGAATGCCACCCGGTAGTTCAGTGTGCAGCGACACTGGATCGTATCAGCCGCGGTTGCGCCCAGCGAGCGGTCGCCGGGAAAGCGCATTGCATTGCCAAGCGGGGATATGAATGGCTGATCAAATGGCGCCTTGTCGTTGTGCAGGATAGCATGAGAGAAGCGGACGCGCTCATCACGAGCGCTCTTCCATATCTTGGTGACCTGATCGGCGCGAAGTTCGCCGGCATCAATGGCCTGCCGATAAGTCTCGTACTGAGATCCTGCGAGGGATTGCAACGTCTCGGTCCTGGCGATGACGTCCGCCCGATACTTCAGCATGCGATTGCGATAGGCGCGGGTCATCTTGCGGCGCGTCTCGGCTGGAATGGGCTTGCCGGTCCTGATGGCCTTCTGGATGGCGCGGTCGAAACGTTTGTCCCTCAGCTTGCGCCCCAGAGCCTTGCGGAGCATGGCTGGGTCATCAGAGGCCAACTCTACGGCATAGGCGCGCTGCCACGCTTCCTGCTGCTGTGTGAGTCCGATAATCCCACCAGAGCGTTTGCCAGTCGCTCGATCGATGCGCCCCACCAACTCGATTGCAGTGGTGCGGGGATTGTCGCCCCGTGCCAGGCCCTCGACCAGATGGCCCCGGATCATGTTGCGCTGATCCTCCACGATCTCGGTGACAAGATTGGATGACCTGTCGCGTATCCACGCCTCAGCCTGCGGATTGCGGACGTCGAACACGAATTGCGCCAGTGTCGGGAGTGACGAGCCGAACCGCATGCCTCCGGCCTCGTACATATCGCGCATGGCGATCTCGAAGCCTTGGAAGCTCAGCCGGTTGATGCGGAGGTAATCAAGCAGGCCCTCAATGTCCCCGCGTTCGAGCAGGGCCGTGATCTGCTTTAGCGTCACCCGGTCTGTCACGCCGTCGATGCTTTCGAGGAAGGCAGCGCGCAGGCGCGGTTCCCACAGCTCTGTCAGCTGGTCGAAATCCGGGATGTTGCGGGGCATCTAGTCAGCGTCTGACTCTGGTTTCGTGATCTTGAACTCAGAGGCATTCTCGCCGGGGCGATACTCCGACTTGTCCGAGACCATACCGCCGCTGGCAGGCGCCTTCACATGACCGCGCTCGATGAACTTTCGCGTCAGCGCATTGTCCTCCAGCTCGATTTCGCCCCCGACCGGGATTGGCTTGTCGCCCTTGAAGAACTGGTTGGCTTTCTGAACGGTGTATTTCATGGGGGTCTCCGTTACGCTGTGAGGTGCTTCACCGCCCACATGACGGCTTCCTCGGTCTTGGTCTTGGCGAGGGACAGTTCACGGCTACCGCCCATGCTGTCGATAAGGCTGAGCATCTTGGCGCCCGCATCCTTGATCTCGACCATCTTGGCCTTCTCTTCATCGGAGAGAACGCGGTACTGATGGCGAACTGCGTTATTCGCTGTCCGGTCATCGGATGCGCTATCGACTGTCTTTTCTGTGTTACTCATGGGGGCTTCCTTCAGGTTGAGAGCTTGCCCGGTGCACCGTCGATGACCAAGCTGTAGTAAACCACCACGCCAGCAGGCGCGACGGGGCGGACTTCCTTGATAGTCTCCCACTGTGTGGCTTCGCTCGCATCGTCGGCGGCGATTCCCACAGCGATCATGTCTTCGTCTTCGATGGCGGTGCCGGTGGCCGAGACCATCAGCGTCCGTTCAATGCGCTCGATGCGCGTGCCCGTCTCATCACGGATGACGCGATCCCCGTCGACAATCCAGACCGTGTGATAGGTTGGCGTGCCCGTGTCCGGATCCCATGGGTTCGCCCCAGCGGTTGTCCCGGCCTTGCGGATGGTGGCGGGAAAGCCGCTTGGCTGGCTGGTGTCCGATACCGAGCGGATGGCGTCTTCGACCTCGGCGGCGATGCTGGCCCAATCCTCTGCCATCAGAGTGTTCCCGGGCCAATCGACATGAACCGAAACTGCGCGTCATTCAGATCGCGCACATAGGGCTCGAACATTGCCTCGATGAGAGTGGACACAGGCACCTGCGCATACTTGTTGCTGGCGTCGCCGGTCACAGTCCACCGGATCTTGTCTACGCCCGTCAGCACCTTCTGCTGGGCTGGCGTGTATGTCTTGGAGAAGAAGCCCACTGTGGAGAGTTCGAGTAGCGCCGCCTCATAGGTCGCGTACTCAACCACATCGAGGGTTTCGTCATAGCCTTTGATCAGGTTGGCTACATACCTGTACTTGATGTGATCGGAGGCGCGGACGAGCGCGGCATTGGCGTCTGCATCATCCGCATCCGTTGGCGCGCTATTGCCGCGATCCGTCCAGTATGACCGGAAACCGGCCAGCGTTCCGTATGGCATGTCTGATCATCCTGGCTGGGGTGAGCGCCGCCCCATCATGGACAGGGCGGCAATCTGTTTACTTACCGGTGGCAGGCGGGGTGAACTCGCCTTTGATGCCCGGCCACAGCTGGTCACGCTCTTCAGCGGTGAAGGCCATTTCGCCATCTTTCAGCATGCCGTTGAGCACCTTGACGTCTGGCGAGCCGTCAGCGGTGAAGGCTTCAGGCTTCATCTCGCCAACCAGTTCGCGCAGGCGCTGTTGGCGCTCCTGTGCGGAAGGTTTGGTGTTTTCAGCCTTCGCCTTCGCTTCGGCCTCGGCTTCGAGGCGAGCCTTTTCCTCGGCTTCAGCCTTCGCCTTCGCTTCGGCAGATCGCGCATCCTTCTTCGGATTTGTGATCGGCGTCTTGCCTTCGGTGTCACCACCGAGGCGGCGGCCCTTGTTCACGAGCCATGCCGGAACGGTGTCGCCCTTGATGTCGAATACAGTGCCGACCTTCACGGGCTTGCCCTTGCTGTCATAGACGCCGGGCTGAGTGATTTCGTATTGCATGATGTGGATTCCTTGGGGGAGAAGCGGCGAGGCCGGAGCCCCGCCGCCCGGTTCACTTACGAGGAGTGTGCGATGCCGCAATTGTCTTCGGCGTCGAACTTGATCTCGACAGCCTGCGCCGCCATGACGAGGAAATTGTAATCGTCTTCCGGGTTAGCCCGGAACTGTTGGCGGGAGTTCATCGGCATGCCGTTCAGCACCTGGATGCTGCGGCGATCCTTGACCACGGCAATGATGGTATCCGCCGGCACATCAGATGCCGGGATCACCTCACGAACGCCGCCATTCTCCAGGATACGCTGGGCAATGGTCTTGTTCGGGTATTGCGTGGAATAGTCAGTCTGGGTGGCATAGAACCAGTCATCCCAGTTGACATACAGGGTCGCCGGAACGCGGAAATTGTCCGCATGCAACAGCTTGATCGTCGCGTTCACATCATCTGCCCACTCAGGACCCGTGCAAGCGCTCAGGTCATTTGTGGTCGAGCGCGTGTTGCGCTTCGGGTGAGTGGTCAGGCCATAGAGCGGCTTGCCGTCCACCACGATGGAAGTGTCACCGACGAGCGCAATGCTCTCCAGCTTCTTCGCCACCTTGAAGTCAGCGTTGCGACGGCCTGCAGCATCCAGCTGATAGCCTTCGGTGCGGGCAGCTTCCATCTGGCGCCAGCCATAGGAGAACGGGCTGTCGATGATCGGCAGCGGCGTCCCCTGATAGCTGATGACCTGCTGATCGGTGCGGCCTTTCGAGCGGCCATCCAGAGAGACGTGCGCCTCGCCGGAGTCACTGATCTGCTGGAAGTAGTGGATCAGCTTGCCAATCGGCATCGGCGTACCCACGGCGGCGGCAAGGTCACCAAAGACGGCCAGCACTTCACGCTGGACCTCGATGCCCTCACGATCCCATTCACCCCACACATCGCGGGGAAGCGGGCTGGCATTGCCGAGGAAGTTCAGCTCGTGAGCATCGACCTGGCGGCGGCGATTGAGCAGCCAGTTGTTTTGCTCCTCAGAGGCAATCGGCATGCGATCAGGAATATCGATGCCGGTATCCGCCCCGGAAGGATTGCGGGAGTTATAAACGCGCATGGTAGGGCTCCTTATGCGGCTGCGATGTTGAAGCTGTTGGCGATGCGAACATCAGCCAAGTCGCCTGCGGAGAATGCGCCTGGCGTATCCTCGAAGAATGCGAGAACACGTTCGCCAGCCCCGGCGTCTTCCAGATAGCCACTGGCGCCGACAGTGAGCGGGTCACCCTTGGCGTAAGTGGTTGCCGCAACGCGGACCTGGTAGACTTCGCCCGGGCGCGGACGATAGGCGACGCCCGTATCGCCGGAGGTGTAGGCAGTTGCCACATCCTGACCAGCGAAGCGGCGATTGGAGAGGACGAGCAGGTCATCCTCGATGTTGGCACCGGTAGCCACCGTCAGCGCAGAAGCTGACTCGGTGACGAGAACGCCCGGAAGGTAAGCGCCGGCAACCGTCTTGTCGGAGACGGTTTCAGGCTCGTCCTTGATCGGGCCGCGATAGATCACGTTTCCAGCCATTGGATTAAACCTCCGTCTTCACGTGCTGATTGAGGGTGTAGCCGTCCCACTGGTCGGCTTCATCGCCCGACCCGCCGAACTTGCTGTTGAGGTTTGCGGCCTTCTTCGGCTCAGCCTTCTTGGCGAGAGCGCGCGCGGCGTTGAGCGTCAGCTCACCAGCGGCTTCCTCGTCCATGAGATTGGCCTTGACGATCTTCTCGCGAAGGGTTGCCAGTTCGGCGTCGTCCTTGGCCTTTTGGGCATTCTGAAGTTCGTTCAGATTGTCCGTCAGCGGCTTGATGGCATTGGCCACCACGTCGCCGATGGTCTTACCCAGGGCTTCCGGCGTGATCGACTCCGAGAGGGCGTCAACCTTCGCGGAAAGCGCGTCGATTTGCTCTTTCGACATATCTGCTTCCTTTCGATTTGCAGAGGGTTCCCGCTCGAGGCCAAGTGCCTTCATGATAGCGGACTTGATACGCTCAACAGCGGGTCGGTCATCTTCCCGCTCTTCGCGTCGCTCGACTGCGCGCCAGATGCTCTCTGCCGCCCATTCGATTTCTCGGTCAAACTCCTCCTCAATCGTGGAGTTGATGACCTTCAGTTCAGTGGTCTTGCCAGTCTGGCGAGACGAATTCACAAAGATGCCGACGCCTTGGTCGGTGCTGATGGCTGGTTCCTCATCCAGCAGGATCGCCACGTGATCCCAGACAATCTCGCGCGCGATGGAGTCGTGTTCAGCGCCCTCAACATATTCCAGCATGCAGAGCAGACCCGTGGAGGTACTGATTGGAGTGCCAGCATCGATCGCGTTCAGGACCTGCTTGCCGCCTTCGCTCTCCTTGGCGCGGGCGACATCGATGACGACATCCAGAGCAATGCGCTCGCCATCCCAGCGCGGGTTCTCGTTCCAGGCGAAGACGTAGTTTCGTGCCAACGCCTCAGGGTCGAGTGCGGCGACGAAATTGCCATTGATCAGCGGATGACCGAGAGGGGCCGGGGTCCGGTTCAGGCCAGCATAGGACTTCTGCAGTTCTTCGCGCGGATAGAGCGTGCCATTGAGCACCGTGTCAGCCTTGGCCGCATAGCTGGGCAGGATGATGGTTTCGCGCCCCTCACGCATCTCGCGCTTGATCTTGCCTGCGAGGTTACAGCGAACATGGACGGCGACCTGCTCATCCTTGGTGCTGCGGTTGACGAGGAAGGCCGGGAATAGTTTGGGCATCGGATGCTCCATATGAAAAAGGCGGCCACATGGACCGCCTGCTGCGTTTGATACGGGGGTGAGGCCGGTCAGGCCGCGGCTTCGATCTCTTCCGGTACAAGGCCCAGCGCGGCTGCCTCGTCCTCTTCGTCCGGCTCATCTTCTTCGCGGTACTTGTCCGCATCGCTGAGCGGGTCACGGCCGGTGACTTCGCGGATCTCATCATGCGTGAACACGATCTCGCCCGAGCGCTCCATCTTGGAGTTGATCTCAGACATCTTCGAGGCCAGACCCATTTTCTCATCCTCGCTGGAGTCGGTCAGGCTATCCCAGTCTAGGTTCCAATCCCGATCTGGCAGGATGCCGAACTGCTCCAGGCGGTTGATCACGTCCATGATGTTCGGGACCACCCGGTTTTCCCGGTGGGACATGCAGGTCTTGCTCCACTGCTTGGCGTCCTCGGTGCTGGCGCGCTCTCCAGTCTGGGTGCCGACGAGGATCTTCATAGGCATGCGGATAGAGGCAGCGAACACTTGCAGCGGACCGGAGATGAAGTGCTCCGGGCTGGGCAAGGTTACTGATAGCGTCTCGGCCTTCATGCCCTGCAGCATGAGCAGCTTGTCGAAACCCTTCTGCCAGTCGTCGACCTGATCGTTCATCAACTCGAGCAATTCATCCTCGGCAACGCCCATGGCTTTGGCCATGTTGGCGACCTTGAAGTCAGGCTCAACGTTGATGATCGGATCGCGCTTGGCGTTCTTCCAGAAGCCTTCGCCCCCGGCGCCGATGACCTTCTCCAGCGTCATCAGGTCGTTATAACCGGGCTCAAGGAAGGACCGGTTGTGGACGGTGGCATCTTTCGACCAGATGATCACGCGATCAGGATGCACCTCGAACTGGCGCGGCTGCTGTGTGTTGGTGTTGCCGATCGATGACTCGTTGAACTGGAACATGGTCGGCTGGCCATAGGTCTCAGAGAGTTCATCCGTGTCCCACGTGGAGACGGTCAGCTGGCCTTCCCATGCCGGGATAATCTCGACCAGCCCATCCAGACCGCCGGGCACTGTGTCGACGGGCTCACGAAAGCGCTTGCCATCAGCCAGGCGCAGGATCACGCCGGAATAGGCACCGACCAGCGACTTGGTATCCGCATCCATGATATTCTGCCAGAAGCGCAGGTCGCGGAAGCGCTGACGGATTTCGGATTCGAGGCTTGTCTCCTCCTTGCTGGCGTCGCTCTCCAGCAATTGCGGATGTGTCTCCCAGACCTTCTCCACGGTACTGTCCACAGCCGCGCGGGCGATGCTGTTGCGACAGTACATGCTGTGCAACATCGGAAAGGTGATCGTCTTTGGATAGCCAAAATCCTGATAGTGATCGTGCTTGGCGCCCTCGAAATAGCCGGGGAAGATCGCAGCCAGCCTGCGCTCTGCTGCGTTCACGAGAGAGGATAGTCGGGTCATGAGCGCTTCCTTTTTGACAGCAGCATGCCGGCGTAGTGGCGCTGGCCTCCAAGGTCGATATTGTCAGCAGCAATCACGGCATCAGCGAGGTTGTGCGATTTCACGCCAAGGTCTTTCTTGAGCTTGGCCTTGGGGACAACGCGCTTCTTGCCTTCCGTCTCCACCCACCAGGGCACGCACAACTCAGTGAACAGCGCATCCAGTTTCTCCGCGCCCATTGAGGATGAGAATGACAAGATGTCCTCCGGCTTGACCGACTGGCCACGGGTGACAGCGTTGAAGGTCAGCATCGCCTTGCGGGCGGTGTTGGCCCATGCCTGTGATTTCAGGTTCAGGTACTCGTCCTTGTTGAGCGGACTGTTATCGTTCTGCGGATCGCTGGGCTTGTCGCCATCCATGACGGCCCCGCCTGCATGGAAAGCATAGTGCTCCACATCCCCGCCTTCTGTCTCGTTCTGCTCATCGATGTAGCCACCGACGAATGCGCCGATGCCAATCGTGTCGTAGGAGACACAGCCTTTGATGCGGTTGGCCTTCGCCCACACCCGCTTGGCATTCTGCACCAGTTCATCCTTGCCGGATGACCAGTCCTCAGCATCGATGAAGACACCATTGATCTTGTCAGCGGTGGCGCACTTGTCTTCGCCGTCATCCGCCGGGTCGAACCCGATCACGTTCCGGCCAGCCAGGTCGATGCCGAGCACATCGTGCGCATCCACACAGGCATCCAGCCAGCGGCGCTTGAAGATGGAGAGTTCGCTGTCTCCCAGAGGAACGCCGCCATAGACGTGTTCGAACATCTCCGGGTCGCGTTCCTCCATGGCCGCGATATCCCGCAGCGCCTTCTGTGAGAGGAACGGGTTCTCCGAATAGTTTATCTTGCGAACCACCGTATGCGGCGGCGGGTTCACCACGAAGTTCTTCCAGACGTAATCGGTCACGAATTTCGGGTTGAACAGCAGGATTGCCAGGCTGTCCTCTTTCCGAATCGTCGGGCCGATGATGACCCACTGTTCCTCGGTCAGTTTTTCCGCCTCTTCCACCCAGAGGATGTCAACATCGGACGTGCCCTTGATGTCATCGATGTTGCGTTCGGTGCCGTAGAAGATGAACTCTGAAGCAGTCTCAATATGAATGATCGTGTTCTTCTGGATCTCGAACTTGTCCGACAGCCCCAGATGATTGATCGCCCATTTCAGCTCTGTATAGACCGAATCCTTGATGCGGTTCTGGAAGCGCCGGATGCAGAGGATACGCATGCCGACGCCAACATGGTCGACCAGGCGCACGAGCTGACAGGCTGTATCCCGTGTCTTCGAACTGGACCGGCCACCGTGAAGGACAGCCGTATCATTGCCGCCAAGGAAGACTTCTTCCCAGAACTCGAACAGAGCGGGATTGGTGAGAGGCCGGGCTATCCTTCCGACTCCGCCTCCGGCTGATCGGTTTCCTGCCTCAGCACGTCGCGCCATGTCCGGCCCTCTACCTTGATCGGCCCGCCATCATTTCCGGTGTGTTCTCGCTTGTCGGCCAGACCAAGATCGCGGGCGATGATGTTGGCATTCAGGAGGTCGGCGGCAGCGCCGGAGAACTTCTGATCGTAGATGATGCCCTCGGCTCGCGTTACGACAGTGGAAAAATCTTTGCTTCGCTTCGCCTGCGCCTTCCATGTCGTCACGTCGATATCGAGGAAAAGGGAGAGCCCCGTGATGGTCATTGCCCGCATTTTGGGGACTTCGACCTGCTCTGCGCTTCCCTGATACTTGACCAGCTCAGTGGTATAGAGCGGGTTTTCCTCCACCCATGCGAAATATTCGACACAGGCGTTCCACAGATCCTCGGCTGTTTCGAAGATTGGTTTGCGACCGTGGGAGCTGCGAGCTTCCCAGAACCTGTTGCCTTCGGGTGCGGCCATGATGGAACTCACTGGATTTGGGGGATTGGGATCACCACCCGGCACACGTACGCGCGCCAACGCTGAAAGGGAGGAAACATGATTGGCCATGCGCCGGGTGGTGAATTCTGGAACGGTCTCCGCCTGTTGCCATGGCAAGGAGCGGAGGTGCCAACAGCTGGGCTGCGGCGATGAACTGGGGAAGCGGGGTGAACGGCTTACGCTCTCTTTGGGCCGTTCGGAGGTCTGTGAGAGCACCTCTCTGAAACAGGTCAGTCTGAATCGTGCTGAAAATCAGGGCAAGGAACGGATTGGCCAGCGAGATCATGCTGGCTGTCGCCGCAGTACCGGATGACACCATCGGTCAGGAACAGGTGACAGCGGGGTGTTGTCTCACTGGCATAGACCAGCAGGCTGGGCGTGAAGGTCGGCTTGTCACCGTCTCCGTTCCAGTTCCAGCTTGGCCCGGTCTTGTTGCCGACATGGTAGGGATGCGTGCGCTTACAGCCGGGGCAATAGAACAGCAGTATCTGCCGGTCAGGAGCCGTGAGACCGTAGAGCTTGGAACCGACTGCCTCGCCCATGCCAACCTCCCGCTGAAACGCAAAGCGCCCGCGATCCAGATGGGCCGCAGGCGCTATTCTCGAATTTGCATTTGACTCGGGCTATGAGGTGCTTCTTTTCACCTGTCAAGCGATAGCGTCCAGATGGTGTGCCTGTCGGTCGAGTGAGGCACTAGGTTTTGGGGGTCAGGCATACCACCTCGCGAATTCGATCTCACTGGTTTTCAGCGCCTCACGAGCACAGGCCGCCGGATCGGTCGCCGCACCTTCTCCAATCGCCCTCAAAACGTCTTGGTGAAGGGTGTCCTCCATGCAGTGCGCAGATTCACTGTCCATCGACTCGCGTTCGATTTCCTCAACTCGCGCTTTTACGTGTTCTGGGGTCATGCCGCCTGCCTCCATTCGATGTCATTGACCCTGCCCCGGAACCAGCCAGGTCCGAATGCCTCATATTCCCAACGGCTATGGGTGGTGTTCCAGCGGCGACAGACCGCGCGGCCGTCGATAACGCCCCGGACCTGATAAACCGCGTGGTCCCCCATAGATCGGGTCAGCACGAATTCCGCGCCGCGCTCTGCCTCATCCGGGATTGCCCAGTTATCCTGAATTGCTGTGTTCATCAGATCCTCCAAAGCCTTACGAGCGCATCCAGACCGATGCGGAGTTTCGTCACCTGATCTTTCCGCGGCAGCTGGTTTTCCAGACACACCCGATCGATGACGATGCGGACATCAGCGCCGCAATCGTGAATGCACATGCTGGCCTTGCGCCAGTTGAATGCCGCCTTGCCGTCATCAGGACCATCGGCCACGGATTGTCCGTTATCGATCCACTCTGACAGTCGGGGCGTCGTCGGGTCCGGGCTGGTGCCGAGGGTTTTCAACAACCTCACCCGCGCGACCGCATAGCGCCGCCCGGCCTCGGCCTGCTTGGGGGTGATCAGGCGCTGTTTCGGGCTGGCGATGACGTCAAGTGCACAATCGATCTCGCCTGTCGCGTTCTTGTCGCCCAACAGATCCTCCCGCCGGCGCTGGGTTTCCTTTGTTGGGGTCACACGCTCGGCATATGTGCTTTTGCGAATCTGACCGCTGGGCTGGCGCTGAACGTCCTGGCGACGCTTTCGGCCAGCACGGCGACGGGGTTTGGTGGCCATCACTGGGTTACCTCCGGGTATTGGATTTCCTTCAAACCGTTCCAATTGCGCTCTCGTAAGGTGGCGCACACGGCCGTTTCGATCACGGGCAGCGGGTATCGCTCAGCGACAAAGCGGATGAAATCAGCCTTGCGGCTGGGAAGTGCGGTGAAGTGCTTTTCCTGTATGTGGTAGCGGAAAGCGCCGTACTCGGTGGTCCAAACCATCGCCGCCAAAGCGGCTGGGGAAAGCCCATACCCCTCACCCCGCTTCGGGTCCGCTGATCCATACGTGGAGCCCCACGAAATCCCCGAATCCGGACATAACCGGCGACTTGAATGAACTCCCAGATCACCGCCCGGTGGGACAAGCATCCGCCACTCCGGTGGTATATGCTTCTTGCAGGATTTCAAGAGGTCGAGACTAGGCAACAGGTAGACCGATCTGCACACCCGAGAATACATCTGACCTTGCAGCTTCAGGCGCGAGGCTGAGTCGCCATCGCCCTTGATCTCCACGCCAACGATCTGATCCGAACAGATTGCACCTACGTCGATAAGTGCTCCGCCGTATTCAGCGAGACTGAGTTCGCAGGTAATGTGCGCCTCCGGGAAGCGGGCGCGCAACCAATCGACCGCCAATGGCTTCAATTCATCGGCTTTCATCGCCTCACAACCTCCGTCACGCGGCGCACTGGCAGGCCGTTCACCAGATCGGAACGGACCACCGTGATCGCCTGATAGATTTCCTCGCTATAGCCACCCAATTCCACGGTGACGTCGACCAGGTAACCGCGCGCCATCCAGTAGGCTTTGATGCGCTCAACCCGGCCTTGTTCTTCCTTCAGCGCCTTTTCCGTGGCGGGGCCTCGCCTTTGCGTCTTTCTCATTTTGCGGCCTTTCCCGTTACCGGATCAGTCATCAGTGTGCTGGCGGAATGGATCGACACAGAGCGCCTCATGTGTTCCCGGCAGTAGCTGGAACCGGTGGTCTGGGTCTTGCCGCAGAATTTATGGTCATCGCCTGTGCTGACCGGCCACCGGCACTGATGCGGTTTCAGGTCCAGGATGTCGAACGCGCCCTCCGGTTCCCACATTTCGGGCTCGGCCGGCGGTATCAAATTTGGCTCTGATGCAGGCTTCTGTTTGGCCTTCAGCACCGGAATCACGCGCTTGCGGCGGGGCTTGATCCTGACGGGGCGGGTGGGAACTGACCGCTGGTCCAGCCCCATCCGGTGAACGATCCCGATCACCGCATTCCGGGTGCGATTGTTGCCGAACGTCGCGCTGACTGTGCGGCTGATCTGGCTGGCGGAATACCCCTTTGCCCATGCGGATTTCACATGATCCATCTCTGGCTGCGTCCATGCATTTTTCATGCTCCAATCACCTCCGGTGTTTTCGTGGTTTCTGTCATTTTGTGGAAGATGGTCATGGCCTGCTCGACGCTCTCAGCGTTGCGCTGCAGGCGGCGGAACCAATCAGCGGGCCAAACGTCGAAGGTGGACCAGTTCCCCCAACTCGTCTGGCGGACTTCAGCCCGCAGGGTTTCAAAGCACTTTCCTATTCCGATGCACGGGATCCTCAGTCTGAGGCCGGATACCTCTGTGTGCCCGACAGGATAGACTGCCCGCACCCGATACACTGCTCCCTTGGTCAACTCGAACGCTGGTGTAGGCTGAATAAGTGGCGGGCCGAAGTCGTTCGGCCAGTCATCGATCACGCATGCAACTTTCTCCCCGATCTCGAACATCACAGAACCTCCATTGCCAGAATGATTGTGCCCCACAGGGCAGCGGATAAGCCGACGATCAGCAGGCAACGCTGCCAGGCCGGGTACTTTGCGTTTGCGAATCGCGGTTTCGGGGAGCTAGTCATCGCCATGCTCCCTGCGCTCGATCCGATTGCCGGTGATCCGCTCATAATCGTCAGCACGCTCCAGATACATGCGAGCAGCTTTTGCCCGATCCGGTTCTTGTCCGTTCACGCTGCTGGCCCAAAGGTGGCAAACAGGATTATCGACTGCTAGATTGCGAATGGCCTCTTCAGCTTCGTCGACAGCATCCGCCCAATGATGATGGATTGCCCAGCCCCGATAGCGCCATACACACCAGCCTGCCGCCACCAGCCACTCATCGCGCCTTGTGTCCCGCGCAATTTGCGCTGGTGAGGAATGCCACGCATGACCATCGCATTCGATGGCGATCTGGTGAAACTTGCCATTCTGGTCCAGCAAGAATGCAGCGATATCGATCCTAAAGCGCCCCGCCGGCTGCTGAGGCACAAGAGCAATTCGGCCCCTCGAAAATTCTTCCTGCGGGGGCTTGGTGCGACAGACACCAAAACTCGGAGATGTGGCCAACTCCCCGGCGAACAGCGCTTCTATCGGGCTCTCAGTCAAACTGATGGCGAGCCTGCGCCGCTCCAGGTGCGTCTGGTGATGCCAATCGGGCGTCTTACGCATCGATACCCTCCATCCGCTTCATGACTTCAATACGCCCCCGGACTTTCACGATCAGGTCTTCAGGCGCTTTGCAGCCCGGCCGGTGCGGCGGTGGGCTGATGCTTTCAAGGTCCCATTGGCCCGTCTCGCCATACCAGCCGATCGCCTTCGCCCAGGTTTTCCACGCCACACCGCGGTCATGCTGGGCCAGCAGGTCAGGCTCCTGCGCAAGCCAAGCGTCAAATTTGCTATCGTTGATCCATGTGTGAATTCCGGGAACGAACTTCCCTCCGTCCTTGATCGCATCAGGCGAGGCCAGGTAAGCATGCCACGCTTTCAACAGACGATCGGGTGTTTCGTCCTTCAACGCCTTCTGAACAGCCTGCTCAGTTCGCTTCCTGGAAGATCGCTTTCGGCTTTGATCAGGCGCCGCCTTCCAGAATGCATCTGCGACCACCTTGACGCTCACGCTTCCGGTTTGAGATTCCGGTTGAGATTCCGGTTTCTTATTCTCACCCCTCAATGCTGAGGGGTCTAAATCTCGCTGCTGAGGGGTCTTAATCTCACCAGTGAGGGGTCTATCACCTTGCACACGACAATTTGTCCGGTGCAAAAACAGCAGTTCGAAGTGCGTCTCCGACCCCCTTCCCCGACCCAGATGTGTCGTGTGTCGACGGATCAGTTTTTCGTCCTCCAGCCACTTCAAGTGGCGGGCAACAGTCTTCACATCGACATTCGCTTCGTCTGCCAGGCGCTGCTGGTCCGGGAAGCATTTATCCGTGTGCCGGTTGTGTGCATTTGCCAGCAGCAGAAGGATCATTTTCGGTGTTGTCGGTATGTCGCGCAGCTCAATCACTGCACCCACGGCCTGAATACTCACAGCATTGACTCCTGTTTGATGTACCCGCGCGGCCGGTCAGAACCGCCACGGATGATGTTTTTCCCGATGACATGACGGAGGCTGACCACGCTGGGTTCGCCATTCCTGTTCTTTGGAAGAATGACCTCCATACGGCCGCGAACGTCGGCAAGTTTTTCCTCAGCGGCGGTACGTTCCGACTCCGGCAGGTCCTGGTTCTTTGACAGCAGCGACAGATAGTGGTCCTGACGGTGCAGGAGCAGGACCGCTGAGGCATCCTCTTCCAGCTTCCCGGAGTCGCGCATGTCCTGCATGTTCGGACGGCGAGCATGGCCCTCGTCGATCCGCTTCAGCTGGACAAGCGGCACAAAGACGATTTCCGGGTGATCCTTTGCCACGTCGAGCAATTCATTGCTGGCATAGGAGGTTTTCTCATACAGAGACCCGAACTTCTGCGACGGCATGAATTTGGCAATGTGATCGAGATAGACCAGCCGCAGTGGCGGAAGCCCGCGACGGGCGCACATCATTTTCCATGCACGGATCTGCGCAGACACCGCGCGCGTCGTAAGTCCGCCCCTGCCGTCGATGAAGATGCGCTGGCCAACCTCCGATTTCAGATGGCCTTTCATGCGCTCGCGAAATTCTGGGGTGATCCAGGGCGATCCGCGCTTGCGCATCTCGGAGAAGAACGGGGTTTCCTCGCCTGCCATCCATGCCAGATAGAATGCGAGACGCTGCCGGCAGACGGTTGCGCCCGTGTCGGCGGCGAACATGCCCACAGAGCTTCCTGCGGCTGCCTCGTTTGCCATGTGGCAGATGGCAAAGGCGGTCTTGCCGATGCCAGGACGGCCGCCCACAAACGATATTGCGCCCGGCTCCAGGCCGCCGAGTTCATGGTCCAGTTCGGTCATGCCTGTCGGCTGGAGCGTCTTGGCCGGATCCTCGTCGAATGTTTCATCCGCCACATCGGCGGTGACGGTCGCCACGCTGGCGCGAAGGCGGAAGTCTTCGACGTCCTGCAGGCCGTTTCTGGCGCGATCAATCACGTCCCCGATGCGCTCGTCGGGATCAGGTGAATGGCTGTCAGCGACCAGTGTTTCGCCTACATCCAAAAGCCCGCGACGGGCAGAAAGGTTTACGATCACCTTGGAGTAGTCCGAGACCTCCGGACCGAAGGCCGCGGAATCGAGCAGCTGCTCAAGATACCGGAGGCCGCCGAGTTCGTTCAACAGGGGCTCGGCCTTCACCCATTCAGAAATCGTCACCCCATCAGCAACCTGACCACTTTCGATCAGCGTAGCCATCCGATGGTAAAGCTTCTCATGGGCAGGTGCGTAGAAGTCGGTGGCACGCACGAAGGCGCTGGCCCGCTCATAGGCATTGTTGTCGAACAGGATCGCGCCCAGCACCGCCGCCTCGGCCGACAGATTGTGCGGGGGCGGTGCTGGCGGTTCTGATCTGGGGAAGTGTATCTCTTCCATGGATTTGCGCCCGGTCATCACACGCCACCGTAAGCGGGTGCTGGCGGTGTAAAGTTACGGCCTGCCCCAAGCAGTGTTGAGAACATCGGCGCGTTAGCTCGCACCAGTTCGATTGCCGGCGGCGGGCTGACAGAGTTTCCACACCGCGCGATCGATGCCGTCTTCGTCATCCTCTTTCCGTTGATCACGGGGCGGATGACGTAATCGGGACGCACCTGCAGGAACCCCTGCGCGGCATAGAGTTCATGCTCTGCCAGCATCCGCATACCGATGTCAGCGATCTGAAACGTCTCGCCGTGGATGGTGACCAATCCGAAACGGTGTTTCGTCGTGACGGTGTGCAGGGGCTCGTCTAAACGCGGGTTCTGCTCGGTGCCGAAATACTTCAGCAGGAACGCCCGAACTTCCCCGACATGGAGCCCGCCGGCCGTTATCGTCGGAGCCGGTTCGGTGACGGGTTGGCCATCCTTGCAAGTGCCGCGTAGCTTCAGAAGGTGCGAGGTGACGAGCTGTTGCTGTGTGCCCCGTCCGGTGATGGTGGAAATCGGGGCATCTGCCGACCGACCACTAAGCGAGCCATTGCGCGGCCCGCCATTGTGCTGCGCCAGGAAGGCGGCGACGAGAGCTGTCTTTCCCATGCCGCCAGCCGTAATGGCGCCAACTGGCGCATTTGCCGAGCCGCCCGAGGAATTGCCAAACTGCCGTTCCAGCACCGGCGCTACGAGCGCCATTTCCCCGCCCTTCGCTGTCGTAATCGTTCGCAATGGCTCGCGCGAGGGATAGGAAAGGTCGCCCGACTTGGTGTGCGTGACTGGCACAATGAAGGGCTGAGGATCGTCGATCACGTAACGCTGAATGCCGCGCGCGATCCTGGCGAGCGTCTTCTCTGCCAGCGGGCGCTTGCGCTCGAAAATTGACGGGCATGGTATAGACCAGTCGATAATGTCGGCGGCGGTGCGCCAGGGCGCGAGCCCGGACTTGGCGAAGCCCTTCGCGGACGGGTTGCCGTGCGTCGGTTCCGGCCAGCGTATCGGCTCGCCATCACAGCGGGCCACAAGAAACAATCGCTTGCGGATCGTGGGCGCGCCATAGTCAGACGCCACCAACTCGCGCCACTCGACACAATAGCCGAGCGCCTCAAGGTGAGAGACCCAAAGCCGGAACGTTTCGCCCTTCTTCGACATGTCCGGCTGCCCGTTCCGTTTGACCGGGCACCAGGTCTGAAACTCCGTGACATTCTCGAGGAAGATGACGCGCGGGCGCTGCCATTTCTCAAGCGATGCCCAGCGCAGGACAACCCATGCCAGCCCCCGGATCTTCTTGGAAACCGGGGCACCGCCCTTGGCACGGCTGAAGTGCTTGCAGTCCGGGCTGAACCACGCGACGTCAATAGGGCGACCGGCGCACAATTCGGCAGGCTTGATCGCAAATACATCCTCTTGCAAATGCAGCGTGTCCGGATGGTTTGCCTCATGCATGGCGATGGCATCTGGATCGTGGTTGATTGCGATGTCGACCGGGCGACCGAGCGCTTCCTCCAGCGCCACACTGGCACCGCCGCCGCCTGCGAAGTTGTCGATGATGAGTCCCATTATTCAGCCCCTCCCCGTGCTGCATTGGCGACCACGCGCGCGGCCACATCCCCCGCGTTCTCGAAGGTGTGCTCAGCCTGCTGTGTGTCGAACTTGCCCGCCTCATTCCCCCACGTATCCCAGCCGGGCCGGGACTCGCGGCTGAACATGTCCAGCTTGCGGACGGCTTTGGGGAACATCCGGCCAGCCGCCGCATAGGCTTCATCGGGCTTGCGTGAATGCTCGCGGACAGGGCCTTCGATTACGGTGCGGATATCGCGCGCGGTCTGGGGATTGCCGAGCGTGGCGATGATGAAGGGCTCGGACGCACAGCGCAGCTTGTAGCCGGTGCCGAAGGCCAGCTTGCCGTTGACGGTACGCTTCACCCAGACGCCGCTGGTGGCGTATCTGAACCCCCATGCTTTAACCACCTCCATGGCGTGTGGCAGCATCGGGTGCGTGGCCCAAAGCCAGAGGATGCAATCACCCCGGCCGAGTTCGTGGACCGGCAAGGCTTTGATGTAATCCAGAGATTCGCAGTCGTAGTGACGTTGAGCGGATTTCCCATGTCCCTTGTCCGAGTACGTCTCAAACCGCCATGGCGGATCTGCCATGATCAAATCATAGGCGAGTGGACTCAGATTGCGGAAAGCAGCGCGCGGGTTGGCATCCTTGACCGCTTCAAATGCACCATCATCAGGGGTTGAACCCCCTTCAGGTGGAGGGGGCGCGGATTTGACCTCAGCCGGGCGGCTTCCCAATTCCCCGGCTTCGGCAGGATGCCCATTGACCAGTCCAGTGCCCGGCATGGTGGTTCGGAGGGTAGCCCCCTCTTGGTCGTTGGTCATATGAGTAACTCCCCTTGATTGCGGGCGAGCGCGGCCTTGCGGTCCACCCATGTCTTGAAGTCATCCGGAAACCATTCGCGCACGCCCACGAGGAACACGGCGCAGGCGTCAGCCTGGTCATGGTTGGCGGGGTCAAATCCCCAGGCTTTGGCGAGGTCCACGCCCCGCTCTTTCACCTCAGCGGATTTCATCTTGGCGCTGCCGTAACAGAGCGCCTTGCAGGTCTGGTTGTTCACCTCCCGCACACGAATGCGGCGGCGGTGACAGACCAACTCGATCAACGCGCCCAATGCATAGAGCTTGCGTCGGCTGTCGAATGACTGCTTTCCGAACTGAATTGGCTGTTCGTAGAAAACGAAGTCGACACCATCCAGAGCGCCCGTGAGCCATTGCTCCAAGGCGTTCAGGGTGGGGCCGAGTTCCTTGCCATAGGAGCCAAGCCCCAGCGAACCCGTTTGCACGGGGCCGCCGGGGTGGCCTTTGCACCAACCCGTTCTGCTTACGGAGGGGTCGATGGCGAGGATCAATGTGCAGCCGCCTGTTGGGGGGCTGCATTGTCCCACTCTTCATCAGACGTAGGCTGTGCCTTGGATTCTGCGTCCGGCGTGTCGTCGTCATCGGCATCGTTCGCGGCGCCGGTGAAGTCCTCGATGTCGGTCTGACGGCCGATGCCCAGTTGATCCAGCGCGTGTGTCAGCGCGCGTTTTGAGCGTGCGGACTCGGCACTGTCATCCTGCTCGAGCTTGTCGAACTTGCGGACGATCTTGAAGATCCAAGGCGGCAATGAATGCTGTTCGTTGAACCGCTCCAGAAGGGTTTTCTGGGCGTCAGCCTTGTCACTCTTTTCGTTGTTGATCGCCTCGTAATTATCGAGAGCAGTCCGCAAATCCGACTTGGTAGCCGGTGTGAACACTTTCGGCGCATCACTGCTCTTGTCTTTCGCATCTTTCGCCATGCGGGGGTCCTTTCCTGGTGGCAGGGATTGGGGGCTATCGATCGTGCCAATAGCTGGCGGGACGCGGCACCTGCCGTTCACCGGTCTCGATTTCGTTGAGGATCATCATGGCGCGGTCGCAGGTGGCGTGACCGGCGAAGACAAGGCCCGGATGGCCTGTTGCCCGGCCACAACGGATCATCTCATCACCGATGTTCAGATCCATTTGCGCGCGCCATTTCCGGAAGCGTACACGGAACAAGAGCATTCTGATTTGCAGGCGCAGGCGCGCCCTTTCCCAGCTGCGCGCGAAGGCGCGCGATCTCTTGCCCATGTTCATCGATCTTCCTCCGAAGGCGCGCCTCGTGGCATTCGACCTCCGGCGAAAAGATCGCCAGCAAGCCGTCGCGGCCCATGTCTGTTATGATTGCCAGCAGGGCATCGCCTTTCGGCTCCCTGCCCTCTTCAAGCCATCCGCGTGCGGTGCGAACGTCCACATTCGCCAGAGCCGCCGCGTGCTTGGCCGCGTCCCTGCCGAACTTTGTTTTCAGGTAAACCTGAATGCGCCGCCCCAACGGCAAATTCTGGGGATTTCTGACCTCGAAATGCATGTGTCACAGCCTCCATAAGTGTTGAGGCAAGGAGGCGGCATGAACAGCAGACCGAAGGAATTGCGGGACGAGGTAGAGCACTTGGCGGTGGCCGCCTCGTTCCTGATAGAGAACGCGAAACGCAAGCTGGAACTTGCGGATCAGTTGGAAAGGATGAGCAGGACGGGCCGTTCGGGGGGTGGGGACAACCCGCCCTGCTCCGGCGTCATCACCCAAGGGGACGGGAGGTGAAGCCGTTTCTCTGGCGCGGCATTCCGCGCATTTGCACAGGTGGCGGTCAGCCGGCGTCATTGGGCCGGCTCCGCGTGAACTTCTTTCTTCGCCGCCGCTTCGATCGAGCGCTGGCGCTTTTCTTCATCGCGGTTCGCCGCAATCGCGATCATCGTGTCAGTGGTCAGCGCTACCCCGTACGAAGGCGCGGCAGCGACCAGCGCCGCCCAGTGCTTCGGAGGAATGCTGCACCTGACAAGCCAGCTGGAAACCGTGGGATACTTTTCGCCAGTGATCTCAGCGATCACGCCGTTGCCACCGAACTTCGCAAAGATGTCTTTAACAAAACGCATAAAATCGCTATGCGTTATGCATTCTGCAAAGTCAATGCCTAATGCATAATACAATGCGGTACTGAGAAGGCATGACCGATTCCGCGATTGCAGCACGACTGAGAGAAGCCCGCATCAATGCGGGATACGAGACCGTGATGGAGGCTTGCGAAGCCTTTGGGTTCAAATACGCCACCTATGCAGGGCATGAGAATGGTTCGAGGGGCGTCAAGGCCGATTCCCTCAAGCGCTACGCCACAGCGTTTCGCGTCCCTATCGAATGGCTATTGACGGGTGCGCAGACCGCCCTGAAACCATCACACCGGGAGGCGATCACCACCATCCCAATCTATGACATTCGGGCCAGTGCCGGCCCCGGCGCGATGGCTGAGGATGGAGAGCCAATCGGATACCAGCCATACAGGCAGCAAGAGCTCAGCCGCATCACCCGGACGGCGGAGGACAATCTGGCGGTGATCCGCGTTGCCGGTGACAGTATGGAGCCAACGCTGGCTAATGCAGATCAGGTGCTGGTCGACCGGTCCATCCGCAAGGTGGGCCGTGACGGGATCTACATCATCGCCTTGGAGGATGACCTGCTAGTCAAGCGGTGCCAGGTGGACCTTCAGACCCGACATATCATCGTGAAGTCGGACAATCCCGCCTATGAGACAATGACGGTCACAGATGCCGAGCGCGTCGACGTTCTGGGCCGAGTGATCTGGATCGGGAGAGTGTTGGGGTGAGGTCACTGGGCAAGGGGTTGATGATCACGTCCATATTCGTCTTTGCGGTCGGCCTGGTCATGTATTTCGGGCTGAGCAAACCATCGGAATCTGAGCAGTTAATACTGGAGGCCGATAGATCTGTTGCCGGTTTGTGCGAAGCGACGAAAATGCTGGACCGCTATGACGGGAACTATACCGATTGCTCCGAGAGCGTAGCCAGGCTTGAAATGCGCGAAACCGAACTGGCCGACAGAGCCGAAACATTCACCCTGCCCGGCTTGGCGTCGATGATGGCAGGCCCATTCCTTTTCCTGGTCGGACTTATTCTGTTCGTTGGGCAGAAACCACAGACCGCAACACCTGACAGCTAACCCTCCACCGTAAGCCCACCTACAACTGCATCACCCTTCTGTCGTTTGGCCGATAGTTACCGGCTCGCGGCCCAAAATTATGCGTTTTGCAGAATTTCCTGTTGACTACGCATTATGCATTATGCATTGTCTCCTCATCGAAGAGGAAACAAGCGATGCCATATGACACTCCATCAACCCCGACCGCCGAGGCAGTTGCCACGGCTTTGGTGGGCCGCCAGTACATCGACAGCGGTGCATTCCTGACCGCTTTTCTCGAGCGGGTTGGTGTTTCCACCGACCGCTCAGACTTCCTCGAAAACCATCAAGATCAGGTTGGCGCATGGGTTGACCATCTGAGCGCCTACCGCCTGCCAGAGCGCCGCATGCGCAACCGCGCACAGGTGGGGGATGTGTTCCTTCAGCGCCTTGGCCCGCGCAAGGATTGGAGCGTCCGCATCGTCACGCGCACGCGCCCCTCCCACAATTACAACGCCCCAGCTCATCCGCTGTCGCTGGTCGATGGCTATGTGACGCTGTTCAAGGGGCGGGTTCTGGAACGCATCGGTGACCTCCCGATTGAGGGCGCCACATGGCCGGAAATGTTGCGCTTCAGCCGCACCAGCGAGGTGGTGGCATGAGCGAGTTCATCATCGACTTCAACGCCAAACGCCGTGCGCGCATTGAGGAGGCCAACGCCGCCCGCGCCCGCGAACAACTCCGCGCCGCCGCTGGTCACGCCATCGACCACATTCTGGATGGCCTTCCCGGCGCCGCTGAGGCCCGCGCGATCTGTGACCGCGCAATGGGTGAACCCACCCCCGACCAGTTTAGCGAGGAATCGATCCTCGCAGCCATCAAGGAGGACACTGATAATGGCTAATCCCGGAACCAACATTTCCGCCCTCGATTTCGAGAGCCAGCTGAAAAGCAAGGGCGACGAACGCGAACGCAACCTGATCAAGGAAGCGTCGCAGGCCATCGTGGCCGCGAAGTTCGCCAACCCCGCCGCGCGGGCGCATGCGATGACGAAACTACGCCGCATGCAGCGCCGGGCCGTCTCCCTGCGGAGGTTCGGCTGATGGGTGAGGCACCGACAATTCGGAATGCGGTTATTGATGGCGCGGAAATCAATTTCGACCGCGACTGCCTGAGTGCGTGGGTCCATCTGGACTATGGCGGCTCCGGCCAAGGCTTCGGGGGGTATGTGCTGTTGCTCGGCCCCAGCTACACCCACCGCAAGGCGAGCGAGGAAGGCCCAAATTATGCTGGCATCTTCATTGAGCAGGTCATGCGCATGGCGGGGGTTGACGCTTGGAGTAAATTGCCGGGCAAGACCATTCGCGTTCGCCAAACTCACTCCGGGATCGAGGCCATAGGCCATATCGTCAAGGATGTGTGGTTCTGGCCACGCGAAGTATTCGACAATCTCGAGGCCGAAGCGGAGTCGGCAGAATGATCCGCCCCCGCTCTACCCGCGACCGCGAGCGCCTCGATTACGAGGCAGGCCGGATCGTCAGCATGCTGCGCCTTGATGCCATCGGCTGGCTGGTCCGCGGCGACACCGAAAAGGCCCGCGCGCGAAACCGCATGGCTGACGATCTGGCAAAGGCCCTCGAAGGCAAGCCCACCGGGTTCGATTACGCCGGCGGACGCGCTGAGTGGCTGAAGCAACAGGAGGCAGAAAATGCCGCGTAAAACCATAGCTCAGCTGGAAGCTGAACACGCCCAGGAATTGAAAGCCAAAGATGCCGCTATCGGCGTTCTGGAACGGCGGCTGGAGGCAGCAAAGGAAGCGCTAAACGAAACCGAAAAGCAAGCCAGGAAATTCCAGCGCGACCTCAATCGCGAGGAGGCGGCGGGCTCAATTCTCCGTGCCCGCGTCGAATATCTGGAGCGCGTTTACGCAACGCTGCGCGGGGCATTCCTGGTCATCGACGGCGGCGGCCCCGAACGCTTGGCCAAGGTCGAGAGCGACCAATCCCACGAGTTCACACACGAGGAGGTGCCTTTCTGATGACGCCGATCACGATCAGGGACGATGAGAAGATCACCAAGCCGGGTATCTATTACATACCTATTCACAGATACCATCATGATGCTGACTTGTTCGATGGCCCATCCATCAGCAACACCGGCTTGCGCAAGATAGAAGCCTGCCCGGAGAAGTTCTGGGACTCTTCTCCCCTGAACCCAAACGGCGAGCCGGAACCAGAGACCAATGCAAAGCGCTTCGGCCGCATGGCGCACGTGCTATGCGTGGAGAAACGCTGGCCGTCCGACATCGTGATTTCGCCCTATGACGATTTCCGCACGAAGGAAGCCAAAGAGTGGAAGGCTGCCTGCGAAGCCGATGGCTTGACCGTCTTCAAGGAAACGGAGGTTGCGGACATCCAGGGCATGGCCGAGCGCCTTGCGCAGGAACCGCTCATGGACCTCGCACTTTCCGGCGGCATCATCGAAGCGTCGCTGATCTGGAAAGATGAAGCCACCGGGATCTGGATCAAGAGCCGCCCGGACATGATCCCGAACGATACCATTCTGGCCGATTACAAGACCACCGAAAGCGCCGAGAAATCGGACATTGAGCGGGCTATCGACAAGTATGGCTATCACTGCCAGCTGGCGCTAATGGCCGAGGGCATGGCGAAAGTCTGTGGACGGGTGATGGAGAGTTTCTCCCTCGTCCTGCAGGAGAAGAAACGGCCCTACACGGTCACGGTGGCACCGCTTTACGACATCGATATCGAGTGGGGCGCTCGCCTGAACCGCTTTGCGCTGGACCGTCTGGCGCGCTGCCTCGAAGCCAATGACTGGCCGTCCTATCACGAAGGGCCTGTCGCCTGCGGACTTCCGGCCTACGCGCGCAAACGGCTCGAAGAGCATGACGAGATCCTGCCGCGCGTCGAGCCACTGGCCGAAATGGCCAAGCGCGCCCCCGAACTTGTCCCCGCCTGATCACCGCCCCCACCCGAAAGGAATCTATCATGACAGACGTTCAAGCCCCCCCAGCTCCCGCCGAGGCAACCATCGGTCACAACTCAGCCGCCGTGGGAGAAATCCTACGCGAGAATCCCGCCGCCATCTTCGATGAACCGGATATGCTGAAGCAGCTGGTCTCCGAACTACAGGAAGAGATCGACGCCGCTGACGTGAACCTCGAAACCAATGTGGGCCGTCACGATATCGCCAGCCGTGCGCATAACATCCGCAAGCTGAAAGCATCTATCGACAAGGCCGGACTGGCACTGACCGAGGAACACCGCGCCGCCGTCAAGAAAGTCAACGGTATCCGCAACGAAGTGAAGGACACACTGGATGCGATCATCGACCAGGCCCGCAAGCCGCTGGATGAATGGGAAGCTGCCGAGCAGGCCCGCAAGGTGGCCGTCGACCAGTTCCATGACTGGCTGGCGCAACGCCCCGACAACACCGTGGCCGCCATCGAAGCCAACCTGGCAGAACTGCGCGCCACTGAACTGGACCCGGACGTATTCCGCGGGGAACTAGCCGATGCGCAGGCTGCGCTAAACCAACGCATTGCCGATGCCGAAACCTCTTTGGAGGCCGCGTGCAAGGCCGAGGCTGAACGCGCCGAGCTGGAAAAGTTGCGCCGCGAACAGGCAGAACGCGAAGAACGCGAGGCAGAGGCGCAGCGCCAGAAGGAGGCCGCAGAAGCCGAGGAGCGCCGGAAAGCCGAAGAGGCCGAACGCATCAAGGCCGCGCAGGAACAGGCCGCGCGGGATGCCGAGCAGAAGGCCCGCGAGGAAGCCGAGGCACGCCAGCGCCAGAAGGATGCCGAGGCCGCTGCCGCCCTGCAAGCTGAACGTGACCGCGCCGCCGAGGCCGAGCGCCAGCTGCAGGCCCAGCGCGATGCGGAGGCCGCTGAAAGAGCTGCCGAGGAACAGCGCAAAGCCGATGCCGAACACCGTGAGCGGGTACAGGCTGAGGCCGCCGCCGCCATCGCCAAGCACGGCATGGTTGGTGAGGCCGCCGCCGCAGACATCGTGACCGCGATCCTCGCCGGCAACGTCCCCCACGTTTCACTGAAATTCTAGGAGTCGATGATGACTGACGTAACCGAAATCGAAAAACCAAAAACCCTGATGGAAGCCAAGAACAGGGGTGCGGGCGTGCCCGTCGCCCAATCCGGGGGCGGCTTCCGCGTCGCGTTTTCGGACGCAGGGCAAGTCATGGAGTTTGCGGCCGCAATGGCGGGTGCTGGAGTCATGGTTGGCCCGGCCTGCCGGGGCAATGTCGGTGCCTGCATGGCCGTTACCATGATGGCGGGTCGGTTTGGCCTCGACCCATTCCTGCTTTCGCACAAAGCGTACATCACCAAGAGCAAAAGTGGCGTAGAGGTTCAGTCGTGGGAGGCTCAAGCTATCTACGCGATGCTGATCGGAAGTGGCGAACTCGATGGCCTTCTGGAATTCGAGTATCGGGGCGAGGGCGTGGATCGTTACATCATCGTGACCGGTCGCCTGCGCGGGCACACGAAAAGCCAGAGCATCCAGTCCAGCCCGATCAAACAGATCCCTGTCAAGAACAGTCCGAACTGGACCGGTGAACCTGATCAGCAGCTTGCCTATTACGGCTCCCGCCTCTGGGCACGTCGCCATGCGCCTCACATCCTCATGGGTGTTTATTCCCGTGATGAAGCCGAGGAAATGGTCAACGTCACTCCCGCAAAGAACGATGATCCCGCCGCCCGCCTATCCGCGTCCATCGAACGGTCCAGCCAGGAACGCGCGGAAACTGAGGCGGCGAAAGCGGAGGAACCAGCCCCAGCTGATCCAGAGCCGCAGGATGCGGAGTTCGAGGAAGCACAGCCAGCCGCCACCGAATCTGAGGTGCTTGATGCCATGCAGGATGAACTGGAGCGCAAGCCGGAACCAGAGCAGCCAGCATCGCAGGGCGACCTGCTGGGCGATGAACCTGCTACCGATGCGAACGGCGCGAAGCTGAAGCAACCGGCACCGGAAGGCCAGACCAGCGCGGCAAAGGCTGTCGATGATGCGCTGGACGCGGCCACCTCGCCTGTGGTGAAGGAGCCGAACCAGACCATCATCCAGACAGCAGCTGGCGCCGAAGCGTGGGCGGAGTCGTGGGCGGCTTGGTACAAATCGCTGACCAAGGCCGAACGCGCGGATGTCACGATTGGCGGCAAGTTCGATCAGCAAATCAACCTGGCTGCCAAAATCACTGATGCGGCCGCTGAGATCATCAATGATGCGATGAACTCTCCGGCTTCGGATGAGGAGGTGTGATCGTGACAAAACTGATGGTCATCGACACAGAGACCACTGGCGTTGAAACCGACGCCAAGGTGGTCGAAATCGCAGGCATCCCGCTCGAACAGCATCCGGGCATGTCCCGCTTTCAGGTGGGATCGCCTGTCCAGACGCTGGTTCACCCGGGAGTCCCAATTCCCGCCACAGCGTCAGCGATCCATCACATTACCGATGCGGACGTTCGAGGCGCGCCATCCTTCGAGGACGCCCTGCCCCTGTTCCGGGGCGCGGATGTCTATGTGGCGCACAATGCAGCCTTCGACCGGCAATTCGTCGGTCAGCTGGGCGACAAGTGGATCTGCACGATGAAGTGCGCCTATGAGGAATTCCACGATGCGCCATCATACGGCAACCAGGCGCTGTCTTATTGGCTGGGAACGCCCCGCCCACCGGAAGGCACAGGCCATGCGCACCGAGCGCTCTATGATTGCTACACCACGCTTGGCATTCTCGACGATCTGAGAAGCCGCGGATGGACGATAGAGCGCATGCTTGAGGTTTCGTCCCGGCCCCGCCTGCTTCGCGTTTGCACCTTTGGGAAGCACCGGGGGAAGGCCTGGGCAGATGTTCCCCGCTCATACCTCGAATGGATGCAGGGCAATGGCGACTGGGACGAAGACGTTCTGAACACGATCAATCACCATCTGAAAGGCAATCAGTGATGACTACCCAAACTAAAGATACAGCGCCCGCCTTCGAGGGATGGGCAGTCCTCGAAATTCTGGGCCACCGCACCCGCCCCGGATTTGTCCGCGAGGTTGAGATCGCTGGCGCCAAGATGCTCCGCGTAGATGTCCCGACAGTCGATGGCGACATCACAGAGTTCTATTCCATGGCATCCATCTATTCGATCCGGCCATGCACTGAGGACATCGCACGAGATGCGGCCAGTGATCGCTATGGCGCGCTTCGCAAGCCCGTCCAGCCGGTCGAGTATCGAAAGAGCGAAACGCCAGAACTTCCGCATGACGATGAGGAAGACTTGGAAGACGAGATTCCATGGTGACGCCGCAGAGCGCGGCATAACCCTTAGCATGAAGGATGAAGTGAATGGCTGAAATAGACGGCGGAATGCTCGGGTGGACCGAGGGCGAAACGTGTGGCCGTAAAGGCTGCAAGGGCATCATTGAGGTCGAGCCGGTAGAGAATTGTTCCTGCCACATCGCCCCACCCTGTGGCGCGTGCACCGCTCCGCGTGAATACTGTCAAGAGTGCGGATGGGAGGCGTCGGAAGAGGATTGGCCAAAGCATCGCCAGGTCGCACCGGGAATTGGTGAAGTGCTGTACAAGCCGACTCCGCTAGACCCCACGAAAATCAGCTTCCGGTCATTCCCCCATAGCAGCTCTTCCATGCTGAAGAAGGGCGTCTACCCGGAAGGCACAACCAGGGCCGAAGTCGAATCTCGCGTTCGCGGAACCTTTGGAGGGCGGTTCGAGAGCTTCGGGGGCGGCAAGTTTGAATATGTCGCCTACACGGACTGAAGGAGCAGACAAATGACTGAAGTAGCCATGAGCAGGATTGATGAAATTGAGGCGCGGCACGAGGCGTTCGACAGCACCGGGCAGGAGCCGAAAACCGAGGAAGGTCGGCACATGATGAGGCGTGTCGAGGCAATGGCATTCACCTCTCTCTGTGGATCGCGTCTAACTGATATGGAAGTCGCTTTTGAGATTGCGTCCGCAAACCGGCATGATTTGAATTTAGTAGCTGCGCAGACGACCGCTAAGGATCGCGTCCGCTGGCTTAGCGCTAACTTGCATCGCGCGCACCTGGACCGCGCCTTCCTCCTGTCCACCATCCGCGCCCTGCAGGCGGAGGTGGGGGAAATGCGGGAGGCGGCAAAGGGCTTCCTCAATGCGTGGGATTGGTGGCGCTTGGATGAACATGATCGCGATGCTGGCGTTCCAGCTGATGCTGCGGAGGTTCTCCGCGCAACCCTAAAGGACACCTCCAATGACAATTAGACCCATAATCTTCAGCGGCCCGATGGTCCGTGCCCTGCTGGCCGGCCGCAAGACTCAGACCCGCCGCATCACGCCCTGCCCGCTTTCGAAAACCGAAGTCGGGGATCTGCTCTATGTGCGGGAGGCGTTCACGATTCAGGAGAACCAGTTCTTCACAACCAGTGCTGGACGTTTCGTGAATACATGCCTGGACTTTGCGGCAACCCGGACCCGGACATGGTTCAAGCTGCCGGCCGAGGATATGAAAGAATCCTGGTGGCGCCGCAGCGATGCCGATGGTGGACCCTTCATTCGCCCGGCCATGTTCTTTCCCCGCGCGGCTTCTCGCCTGACCTTGCGCGTCAATCGCGTGTTCTTCGATCCGATACAGCGTATCAGCGAAGCAGACGCGATTGCGGAGGGAATGTATCCGGCTACGGTTTATGGTGGCGAGGTCAAATCCTGGCTCCCAGCGGCAGACCAGCGCGATCACTTCTTCAACACGGCTCGCAACGCCTTCGGCAATCTATGGGATCAGCTCCACACCAAGCCCGGCGAGACGTGGGCGGACAATCCGATGGTGGTGGCGATCCAGTTCGAGGTGATCCGCGCGAATGTCGATACCCTGAAGGAGATAGCCGATGAGTGACGCCATCAACATTAATGCAACTGGCAGAACCCTTGGTTCCTACAAAAGCGCCGCGAAGAAGTGTGGGTGCTCCGTGGAAGAGTGGATGTCCAGAAGGTCGGCAGGAGAGCGGCGGTGCTATCGGTGCAAGACATGGAAGCGATCGAAATACTTTAGCATTGATTCAACACGCGGCAGTGGCCGAGCCAGCATCTGCAAGCGATGTTGCTCTGAGGCATCAACGGCGTCTCGGTACAAAATGACAATCGAAGAACTGCGATTGTTCAAAAGGTCCAGGGGGAACCGTTGCGAAATCTGCGAGCGCTCCAAAAGCCTGTATATCGATCACTGCCATAAGACAGGCAGGGTGCGCGGGTTACTATGTTCGGGATGCAACACAGCCATTGGGCAGTTCAAAGAGGATCCAGTCGTTTTTCGCAGAGCAATGTCATATTTGGAGAAAGCAGATGGGTGAGAACACAAAGATTGAGTGGGCTGACTCAACTTGGAATCCGTGGGTTGGCTGCACCAAGATCAGCGCGGCGTGCGATCATTGCTATGCAGAGGAATGGGCTGGCCGGTTCGGGCAAGTGCAATGGGGCGACAATCCCCGCAAGCGCACGTCCGACGCGAATTGGCGCAAGCCTCGGAAGTGGAACCGCGACGCCGAGAAGTCCGGCAAGCCGCATTTCGTGTTCTGCGCATCACTGGCTGATGTGTTCGACAACCAGGTTCCGATCGAATGGCGACGGGATCTGTGGGAACTGATCGCAGAAACCCCGCACCTGACCTGGCTGCTGCTGACGAAACGACCGCAGAACATCGCAAAGATGCTGCCCAACCCCGGCCAGCATTATTCACGCGGTGGGCCTGCATGGGGCGAAGGCTGGCCGAACGTCTGGCTCGGCACGACCGTGGAAAGTCAGGAAGCCGCTGACCGGAACATTCCGGCGCTATTGGCCGTGCCTGCGGTGAAGCGGTTCCTGTCGTGTGAGCCGTTGCTGGGGCCGGTGAGGCTGGATGACATCTGCACGGGGTATTATTTCACGAACGTGCTAACAGGCGAAATGTGGCACGAAGATGCTGATGGATTCGTCCACGGACGCGACAACAAAGGGCAGCGTATTGATTGGGTCATCGCCGGGGGCGAGTCCGGCCCGCAAGCCCGGCCCTCGCATCCCGACTGGTTCAGATCCCTGCGCGACCAATGCGCCGAAGCGGACGTGCCGTTCCTGTTCAAACAATGGGGCGAGTGGAAGCCTTGGGAAAGCGGGTGCCCGCCGGAATGGATAAGCCCGGCGGGCGGGCGCGCAGAACACAACTGTTTGCTTCCAGTTGATATAGATACGGACAAAAACTGGGACGATGGGCTTGGCTTTGTTGCCAACGGTGAAAACCATTTCGCATTTCAGCGCGTCGGAAAGGCCCGTGCTGGCCGTCTTCTCGATGGCGTTCAGCATGACGGGAGGCCGGAGGCATGACGGAACACCGCCCCTGCATCGAATGCGGTTGCATCACCCCCGACCTTGTGACGGGTGAGCGCATCTATCCGCACCGGCCTGATCTGCACGCGAAAAAGTTCTGGCTGTGCCCGTGCGGCGCCTATTGCGGGTGCCACCCAGGCACCACCGATCCGTTGGGCGCGACCGCTGGAAAGGAAACCCGCAACGCCCGCAAATATGTCCACCGGATACTGGACCCGCTGTGGCGGACTATACCGCCCCAGTACAGCGGCAAGGGCAAGCTGGAGCCCCATCAGCTGAAGTCTATGATGCGTCGCCGCGTATATCGATATCTGGCCGCTGAGATGGGCATCAGCGTCGATGACTGCCACACGGGAATGTTCGACATTCAGCAGTGCCGGCAGGCTTACGCAATCCTCAAAAAGACCACCTACACGGACGTTCGGCGGTGGGTGAAAGAGCAGCAGAAACGGGAGAAGGAGAATGGCTAGCTACACTCCCTGCACCCAATGCCCCATGAACCCATGCGCTCGAAAAGAGGCCGTTCAGAAACAGATGCGCGGCGCCCCAGTTTCGGCCGTCCGCATTCGGTGCCCCGACTATCGCAACCTGTTCACACCCGGTCAGCGCGTATCTGTCTACCTCAAATATGCTGGCGACTATGATGGTGGATATGAACTCTCAGATGTTGACGGGGTGATGGGAACCGTCATTGGCCGGAGTGGCCGGAAGTGGCTTGTCTACATTGATCAGGATGAGCAGGAGCACCTTCGCTTGCAGAACGAGGCGGGAGTCGTGAAGCTTTGGCCGTCGGCCATAACGGCTGATGATGATGGCTCTGATCCATTGGAGAAGCTTCTGCCTTTGGCCCGCAATGAATTGGGCGCCAGTATTGATCATGGCGCAGACCCGGCGACCTATATACGCGAGCGCGGCTGGCTGAAATGACCCCCTGCGCGCTCCCCTTCTGCCCCGGTAGGGCAAAGAACCACTATTACTGGTGGTTCTGCAGCCGTCACTGGCCGCTTGTCGGCCGGCGGGCGAGGAAGCGGCTGCGCGCTGTCACCCGGACCTATCACGAAGCCGCCTGCGCGAACCGCATCCCGGTTGTCCTGCAGGCACGATATGACCGCGCGCTGAACGCCGCTGTGGTCGACGCGATCGAGGGGGCGCATTTGGTATGAGTAACCCCCTCACCCGTGACGAATTCGCCGAGCGCGTCGGCTTCCCTTGGCGCAGCCTCAGAGAGATTTGCCTTGAGCATGGTCTGGGCATGCGCCTTAATGGCCGCTGGTCGTTTGAGGCGGGGGATGTCGCTTCCGCAAAAGTTATACTGAGGAATAAGGCATGCCGTATTACATCGACAAGCGAGACAACGGGTTCTACCGGCTTAGGGGGACTCACCACGGTGTCCCAGCAAAAGACCGAAGCCTTAAGACTCGCTCGCGAGAACAAGCAGAAGCGCTCAAGGAAGCGGCAGAGCGCAAAGTCTTCGAACAAGTCGTCCTCGGCAAAAGGCCCTCGCAGAGCTTCGCGGAGCTTGCAGTCGATTACCTGACAGCAGGACGCGACCTCGGCCCTAAAGCAGAAGAAATCATCGCGGATCTCGCAGAGAAGAACCTCGAAGACATATCGCCAGCCGATTGTGACCGGTTGGCTACTCGCATCTATCCCAACGCCAAAGCATCGACCATCAACCGAAACATCATCTCCCCGATCAGCGCCATCATGTGTTGGGCGGCGGATGACAATCGTGTCGCACTGCGCAAATGGCCGCGTAAGCGAGAGAGACAGGCGCGCACTGACTGGCGCCGGCCGGGTCAGATCGAGGATATTCTCGCTGCCATATCAAGTCCGCAGGGCCGAGGGATCGCCGCTCTACTCGTGGGATGCGGGCTCAGGGTATCGGAAGCTGTGTTCGCTGACGGTCGAGACTTTGCGCCAGACCTCTCGCAGGTGACTGTACAGGGCACAGCGTGGGACGATGACGCTGGCGCAGCTGAGAAGGGATACGAGGGCACAAAGGGATTCTATAGTCGCACGGTCAGGATACCACCGCGCGCTCGAGAGTTCCTCATGCCGGTCATTAGCCTCGCTCCAGGCCGCGCGCTCGTCAATTCGCGGGGCTATGCGTGGTCAGACCGGAATGGCCCGCGCAAGATGCTGGAAACCGCCTGCAAGGCAATCAACGTTCCCCCGCTCTCGCCACACGTTTTGAGACACACCTGGGCGACGTGGCATTACGCGGTACACCGGGACCGTCTGCGACTGATGCATGATGGCGGTTGGACGAATGATGACCTGATCAAGCGATACGTACACTTGGCTGATGATGCGTTGGCTGGTGAGGTGTCGTCACGGAAGTGGGCAATATCCGGGCAGCAAGAATACAGCCCGAGAGAAAAAGACAACGAAAACAAAGCTCAATCTGGGTAGGAAATCATCATTGGTAATGATGAGGCCGGGAGTTCAATTCTCCCTCGCGGCACCAG